GTAGCTGTTCTAGTAATAGTTGGAGTCACTGTTTGAGTAATAGTAGGAGTAGCTGTTCTAGTAATAGTTGGAGTAGCTGTTCTAGTAATAGTTGGAGTCACTGTTTGAGTAATAGTAGGAGTACTACCTGTAGAACAAGCACTTGTAGAACATGGGTATACTCCACTTTCTGTATCTGTAGTTCCAGAGGAATCAGTTCTTTCACATATTTGTCTCCATCCACTTCCATCATTATACTCTAAAACTAAATATTTCCATTCTGTACCTTCAATGGAACTACCTACACAAGTATCATCTTCCATATTAGAGAAATCATCTGTTTTATCCATTGTAGACCAGTCGTTGTATCTTACATTTACCCATACATTAGTACCGTTAGTATGATAACGATATCCAGATTCTACAACTTCTGTTCCAGGATAAGTAAAAATACATTTTATATTAGCCCTACGATTAACACCACAATTAATACCACAATCAGAAGCAGTTACGTTGCTAAACGTAACAGCCCAAGCTTGAGATACACCACGTATGTAAGTTCCAGAAGAGTTATACACAGCACCCTGACCACTGCTGTTATTTGTAGCGTGTTCAGAAGCTGTTTTTGTGCTATATAAATAAGCAACTATTCTAAAGTCTGAAATTCTAACTGTATAAGTAGAATGGTTATAAAAAGCCCAGGCAAAACCAAGATAATTTGAACCTTTCCCCCAACCACTATCGTAAGCCTTTAAATCAAAATACTCATTACCAGCAGCAAAGGAAGATGTAATAACCACTACGATAATTAGCGGAGTTAATAGTAATTTTTTCATTATTTTGGCACTCCATTTTTAACAAAGTTATAATCTACATCAATACTTCTATTATCGAAATCAATATTTTTAATTTTTTTTAAATTTTTTATTACTGGCGCCTTTTCGCCAAGTTTTTCAAAAACAACTGCGCCATCTGTAGTATTACTAAAAACCTCTATTAATACATATGTATTATCTGTGTTGCTTATCATATCCAAAGTATATGGCATTGGAGCGGCAGAAGATTCAAATGTTATATATGCTCCAGCAACTAGTGAAGTATCTATTTCAAAGTACATAACCTCGATTGGAGTAGGAGTTGGAGTAGGGGTATGCTGTGGAGTTGGAGTTGGTGTTTGTTCTGAAAAAGCTGATATTGAAAATAATATAATAAATAGAAATAGCCTAAACATAACATTTAATAAAGGATTTATTGTTATTATCATTTTATTCCTCCGTTATTATAGAAATTATTGCAATTAATATTCCAAAAACTGTCATTATTATTGTTCCACCGATAATAAACTTCATATTACTAAACCTTCCCAATTTACTTTTTGTTCATCTCCAGTAATTGTATTTCTCACAATTAAATAACATCTACAATTTACATGAGACTTCTCGAATATTGGTGCTTCATATCTGAGATTGCTCAAGAATTCTTCGAGTGTCCATTTGTTTCCATTAAGATGTTGACATTGCTGACATCCATCTTCATTACCAACCCATTCAACCTCATCAAACCCATTGTATAAAAGTTCCTGTAAAGGAGCTAAGCTCATATCTATATTTGCTGCATGTATCTCACACATACTATCTCCTTTTAATAAATATCAAAAAATAACTTAGTTAGGTTATCAATTTAATTAATTTTAATAACTATATTTTTGTACGATGGCTTGAAACTTTTCAGATGCTTTCAACTCTTTCCAAATAAGTAAACATCCTGGCCTCGTATCAGTTATTGTCTTATCTTTTAATTTAAAAACCAAAATATTTCCATTTTTTGGATCAGAACATACGTAAGCAGAATTAAGATACGAACCTCTTACTCTACCGTTATACCCCCAAAATGTATCTGCTATACCGTGTTCATTATTAAAGCCATATCTATTCTTACTTTTTATTTCATTAGCCGCAACCAAACAAGCAAATTCGAAATTATGACTCACACGAGTATCACCTTTATAATTATATTTTTGAGCAACCATATGCTCATAACGCCTTATATTTAAATCAAAATCTGGTGTTTCGTCTCCTCCACGATCAAGCATAAATGGGCCACCTATATTTTTAATTAAAACTTTTTTCTTTTTAGAATAGTACCCCATACGTAAATTGGATTCACGATAATGAATAGCAATTAATATTTCGATCGGGATTCCGACTTTTTTCGAAGCCCAATAATAATATTTGTAATTTTGCTCTATTATTTCATAATCTCTGTTTGTTAAATATCCTATTGGTTCTGTTAAACTATTAATTTCAACACTATATAATGTTTTTGGAATGTTTAAAACAAATGTAATTTTTATAATTAATACCATAAGTGTTATCATAAAAAATTTTTTTATTGATGTTTGCAAAGCAATATTTTTTTCATATTCATACAAAGACAATGCGCACCTATTCATAGCTCACATCCTTTTAAAAATATATTGACGAACTATTGTTGTTCAAGCCAACTTAATGAGCCATAAAATGTTTCAATTTGATTGCTAAGATTATAGACGCTTAGTGTAATTACATCAGACACCTCAGCTATATTTGCCAGCAATTTTATTTTGGACAATAACTCCGAAGCAACAACATTAGCCAATGCAGAAGAATACCCACTGGCCAATTTTAATCCACCTGAAACTGTTGCTCCGTTAACTAACAATTCATCCCATACATTTGACTTTTTTTCAAATAAAGTTTTTGAATCAAATACTGTATCTGGATTTGATACTCTTTGACGACCAAATGCATCAAGCATTGGCCCGTCTTCGATTTTTGTTATTGTTCTTCGTAATAAACTCATTTATCAATACCACCTTGAATTATATTATATACCAAGCACTACCGTTACATACTATATCTATACTCTCACCAGGCAAAAGTGTAAAGTTAGAACTACCTTCAATCATTTCTGTTCCATCCGGTTCAACTATTACATTATATGTAGAACCTATATTTTTAAACACATACTTTTGTCCGCTCTTTCCAGAAACTGATGGTAAATTTGCAGTTATATTAGCCCCAACCGCATCAGTATCAAACAATACTATATGAACATATTCAGTTATTGTTGTAGAAGAACTTGTTATAGTAGAAACACTATATTGAATACCACCTGTCAGTTCTGTTTTTCCATTATATGGAGCAATTGATATTGTACTTCCATCTATTTGTATATAACTCCCTGGAGAGCCAAGATAAAATTTTATTAAACCTCCACCACTATTTAAAACTGTTATATCTCCAGAGTTGCTATTCGTTACTTGTAATCCATTAGTAGACCCAAGAGATATAACACCAGTATCATCCATATATAATTGACATGAGCCAACAGCATGATTTATTAAAACATAACTGGATGGTGATGTATTCATTATTTGTATATTGCCACTATTATTATTTACAATCTCTATACCACCATTAGATGTTGCCGTGTTATTTATATACATCTTCTTGTGAGGATTTAATATTTTAAATCCATAAGCCCCAGTAGGATTGTTTGCCAATAACAACATTTGCGAACCATCCTGATTCGTCAATATAATATTCCCACCTGGAGATGCAATACTTTTATTTCTTAATACCAAATCTCCAGTACTATTAACATTTTTATTTACTTCCATTTCTATTGTAGCATCAGAACAAAAAGATATATATCCAGAACCATTATTAGTTGGTGTGCCAGAATAAAATTGAATAGGAGCTTGCCCGGTAAGATTAACACTTACCCCGCCGTTGCCCGTACCATTATCAAATATTTGAAACCCACTTGAACGACCTATATTCGTCGAAAACCCACCACTGTTCGAAGCATTTAAATATAACCCAGCCGAAGTTTGTGTATCTAATACCATTCCTGGACCGGATGCCATTATCTTTACATAATTAACTCTATCATTGTTTGGATTTTGAAGTATTATTGTTCGTTTATTACTCATTTTCATTCTCCTTTTTTACTCTTCCAGCTCCTTTACAATTAGGGCATAATACAAACGGAGGTCCAATCTTTGTTATAAACTCGTATTTATCTTTCCCGTCAGTAATCCACTTTGTTAAATCAGGATTTTGTATAATATTAGTACCTTTACACTGTGGACAATTTTCAATATTCATGCTCTCTCCTTATAAGATTGCCCAGAACCATGCATTATAACTCTGGTCATAATAAGCTGTTATTTCAATACTTTCATATTGTGCTAATGTTTGAGAAGAATAACCATCAATAACTTGACCACTATATGCATTCACAGTAACGAGATTTGTTCCCATATTTTTTATTATTAATGTTTTCCCACTGGGCACAACAGTACCTTCAATTTCTGGAAGATTTAAAGTAATTGCTCCTGCATTTGTTTGACAAATAAAAATATGATATGATACATAAGATAAAGAACTTAAATCATAAGGTGAATTAGTATCATCTAAATATATTGCTTTATATGCAATATTACCATTTAAGTTTATTGTTTTATAATTTGCATTTAAATCTATTCCTTCCTGTCCATCAATAATAACTTTATTGTTGTCAGCTTTTATTTGTAAATTCCCATCGTCTTTCATCTTAATACTTTGTGAATAACTGGATGCATTATTTACTATATTTATCTGTCCATCATCGCTTAATTCAATATAACAATTTCCAATACCATAAGAATTATTAATAAATATTTTATCTTGAGAATCTCCTAAATATCGCATTTCAATAGTTTTTTGATTATTGCCGCCATTGCCAATTGAATTCATCATTGCTTGAGCTGTTCCGTTAACCTCGTTGATATTAAAAGTTATTCCACTATTATTTTGCAGCTGCATTTGCAATGAATCTAACTTTAAACTAAAACTATACCCACCATATCCATAAGTTTTTGTGTTATCATTACCATATACATTAAATGATAAACTTGGATGGTACATATACATATAAACTGATTTATATATATTGTTATCATAATCACTATCAAAAAATGCCATCCAGTTATCAGAAGAGTTATCAGCATTAAGAGTAAAATAATTACTTATTTCATGATTAGTACCAGGAAATAAATAACGAGTACTCAATAAACATGATGGAACACTTCCATTTGAAATGATAAAATTAGAATAATTATTACTATCTGTATAACGTTTTTCCATCTTTATAGTTGCATTATCATTTGAATAAGTCTGTAAATAAAATTCTTTCAAATTTTGCATAATTACATTAGTATTATACGAAGCTCCACTCCCAGTTCCGTCAACAATAAAGTTTGGAGTGATTACTTCCAAAGCAGACGTGTTTCTGATATACTGCGCCCAAGCTTCTGACCACCATATCAATTTGTCAGAAGACAAATATCTATCTGTGACACCAAATCCCCATACCCCTCCACTTCTATTTTCTAAATAAAGATTTGCACCGTTTGTTGCAATATAAATTTTGCCATTTGGAGGTGGTGCATCGTTTAATATTTGAATCAATCCATTTGTCGCCCCGGAATGATTTAATATCTCTATCAACCCATTTGTTGCATTATTTTGCAACTTAATAGAACCACCATGTGCTGAAGTATCATTATTATATACAGCAAATATAGAACCTGGTATGTTAAATTGCACAGGGCTGGAGCCAACTGCAGTCATATTGACCAACATTCCGCCTCCACCCATTCCATTATCATAAATCTGAAGACCACTGCCACTACCACATCTTATTCTTGTGCCACCACCATATTCTCCATTAATTTCAACTCCATATCCACCATGTCCATCAATAAAGAGCCCACCAAAACTATTTCTTATCTCAACTTTTGCTCCGTCACTTCTGGCAGCAAAATAATTATTATATATATCCCCAAAATAATTTGCGTCACCACCAGAACTAAGACCATCCATGATTCTAATACCTTTATAAACCAAAGATTTGATGTTAATCAATGTTCCAGAAGATGAACTGTCTGCGTTAGTCAACTCAAATCCATCAAGAAAATTGAGCACATTGTTTATATTATCAGCAATGAACTTAGTACGAGCCATTTAACTCTCCCAATTACCAAGCATCTTCAATTACTTCATCGGCTTGGTTGTATTTAATAATATTTTTGCCTTTTGAACCTTTTGTATACACTACATTTGTATCAGTATTCTTTACGTCCACAACAAATATGCAACGCACTTGAGAAATTTGTTCGTTTGCAGCAAGCTGAATTTCAGTCACTGCATCTCTCACTGCCTGTCCTATTTCACTGTTTGTTTTCGCCATTTAACTTTACCTCATCTTTCTTTAAGTTTTGAATTTCACTTACTATTTTTTGAGCTTCCTCTTGACCGACCAATGTGACCATTAAATCTGCCACACTTTGCATTGCCCCGAGAATCTGTTGAGATTTTGCCTGCTCCTGTCCAAGAGCTTGTTGCAACTTACTAATATTTGCATTAGTATTGCCAAGTTCTTGATTTAATCTCGTAAATCTGTCTTTCAGTTCTACCATGCCAATTGTTTTTTTATCCATACCACGCCTCCTAAGATAATTTTTACTAAATTCCAAGCCAGGTTTTACAATAATCTATGTTGCGTTCGACCTTATTCTTAAGGTCGAGAACTTCTACGTTTGGTTCAACTTTGTCACCTTCCGCTTTTTTAATAAGTTCATCAACGATAGCCTTAGCATCAGTCAGATATGTCATTGCTTCCACCAGAAGTGAATGCTCTTTTGTTGTTTTATGAAGCTTAATAAGAACATATGCTGCATTATTATATTGCCATCCTTCAATAACTGGTATGGCTCCTTTGTTAGCCATAGAAGCTGCTTCGAGATACTTAGCAACAGCAGTTGTAGTATTACCAGCTTCTTCCGCTTTTACTGCCTCTGCTTTTGTTGCTTTGTATGCTTGGAATTTCTTTGTATTTTCCCAAACTCCAGCAAAAGTCACTTCTACTACAACAAACATCAGCATTGCTAAAACAATTGCCTTTTTCATCACTTTCCTCCTAAAGTTTATACAAAATCACCCAATTCTTCTTTTAACGTCTTAAAATACAAATCGTAAACTGGTGTTGTCACAGTATCCACTTCAAATTGCTCTTTTATCTCCTCCATATCTGCATTCATTCTAACTCTAATTTGCTTCTTAAGTTCTTTACCATAAGTCTTTGCAACTTCTATAGCAGCTCTTCTTCTATTAATTCTTCTTTACTTTCCGCCTTCACCATATCGACAATTTCTTTGTCTGTTTTACCGCTCACAATCATTTCTCGAATTTTTTTAAAAACCATTCTATTTGAAATAGATGCAGTCACAAAATTCTTAGTAGCAATCTCGTTCGCCTCATCAAATGTATTTGCTTCGTATGGACCAATAATGCCTTTAACAAAACCAGAGTCAAGAATTTTTTCCATCTGCTCTTCGTTTCTGTACGGTTTTACTTTTATCTCTCCATCTTTGTACTTACAAGCTAACCATTTTCTCATATTTCACCTCTCCTTTAATATTTGAGTTATTATTTGAACAGCATTGTCGTAACCATTACGAGAATTCTTATTCCTTCTCATAAGCTCTTTGAGTTCAGCTTTCGTTTTATACCCAAGACGAATAGCTTTCCGCTCAATCATATCTTCAATAACAGCGTCATCAAATGTACCAAATGCTTTTATCTTTGCCAATGCCGGCTCGACAATTAAGCTCCCCATTTCTTCATTTGTAATCCCAATTTCATCATACGTAAAGTATTCGACATTTCCATCAACAACTGCTTCAATCTGGTTCTCATCATAACTTGGAACTTCAACAACCCCTGCTGGTCTATCGTGTTTTTTGAGATAATCTTTAATAGCATTAGCTAAATATCTGTTTACTACATCTGCTCTTAACATATTAAGAATCCTATCTTCTTTCTGTGGAGTGCTTTCATAATATTGTCTTATTATTTTGAACTCGTCTTTCCCAACCTTTTCAGCCCACCAGCCATCTCCATCAATTTCCCATATAATTGCATTTTTTGCAGTTTCACTTCCAATTTGATAACCTAAAGTTTCAAGCATTTTTAAGTCATATACTTTCCCAGGAACAAGATCTTCTGAATGTAATTTATAACGGTCGACTGGAGACCAACTTTTTATTTTCTGTTGTCGTATTTTAAGTTGTTCTTCGAACTTATCAAACTCAGGACCATAATAAAAAGGCGATTCTTCCAAATGGTCCAATGCTATCCATTTATAAATCATATCGTCTGGTGGAAGCGTTTTATTTGTGTTAAAATATTCTTTAAGACGAGTAAGCATACCTTTATGTTCAGTCTCAATATTTATTCCTTTTTGAAGATTTTCTTCAAACGCTGAGTCTTCTTTAACCCCAACAATATCAGATGGGTCAAAGTTTCTTAAATCTTCATTAGCATCTTCCTCAGTATCAAATGGTCCGCCAATATATCCTCTAAATACCCAATACCACTTACCGTCTTCTTCATATACTCCTTCTGTGTGAATTCCAAAATCGTCAGCTTTGATATACATTATTCTTCATCCTTTTTAACTTTTTTTTCTTTTTTTGCCTTAGCCTCTATTCTCGTTCCTTCTTCCAAATCCAGTTTCTCTATTTTCTTAGCATCTCCTTTAATTAACTGACCAACAATAATAAGCTTTTTGTCGATCATAGCTTTAAGTCTACCACCTTCAAGACTGGCTTTAAGGCTTTTTTCATCCACATCAGTCGTATTCATAACACCATAAGGTGCTATAACTACTTTGCTTTTACCATCCTTCTTGAAAACGTCTGTGGTTAACTCAATGTGAGAGATGTTTCTAATTTCATTTGCCATTGTTGTTCTCCTCCTTAAATAATTTTGCTACTTCCTAATTTCTTGTTTTAGAGAAGGGGAGAGGAAGATCCTCTCCCCTTTCGAATCTCGAATCGAAATTACAATTATGTTATTGTAATCTCAACTATACCTTTCGCGTATCTAATAAGCATTCCAACATCTTCCCAGATGTTGAACACATCACCAGCTTTGTTAGCATCAGACAAGAATCTTACTTCAACATCGGTTCTAACTGCCATCTTGCCAAGATATTCCTTCGGTGCAAGAACATAAACTTTATTCGGATCAACAACAACCGAGTCTACCATTGGAACACCAAAGATTTCACCGACAAGACCAGTTCTCAAAGTTTCTTCCTGAATAGACGGAGCAAATATACCATAACCGCCAGTTCCTAAAGAGCTTGTAGAAACATTAAACATCAGGAAGTCAGACAATCTCAACGGATTGATGAAAGTAGCACCTACTGGAAGCAGTTTGCTCCTCAATGTACCTATGGCCTTTGCCATATCAATCGGAGAGATTTTCCCAGCTTCGTATGAGTTAAATGCAGATGGGTTGTTTGTCGATGCTGTAGTCCCAGCAAGTGAAAGCACAGGCGACTGATTGGTAAGACTTGCAGCATATTGCAGCAAATTATAGAACTTGAAGTCTTCCTGCAGCTGCACTGAAGCTTGACCTCTTCTTCTCGCAAGCTCCATTACATCAAATTTCCTGTAATTCTGTTCATTCCATTTGACAATGAACATCGAGGTAATCTGATTTGTCTCTACCCTTGTTCTATCAGACTTAATATCTGACTGTATTGGAAGACCATTGACTGCAAGCTGGGCTGCTGGTACATCAAGATCGCAATCAAAAACTGCCTCCTCACCCTGAGCAAGGTAATAGACATCCAACAAGTTTCTTGCTCTACCTTCATAGAGCAGTTCCCTTAGAATCTGCTCCCTCATCTGTGCTGCTAAGATGTTTTTCCCAAAAGGCGATTTCAAAAGAATATCAACCTTCTGAGATGCTTCGATGACATCTATTTTCATCTTACCAGTTTTTTCATCTTTCTTCGAAGCATAAATATTGATTTTTTTCAATTCAGTACTCATGATGATTTTTCCCTCCTTTTCTCAGATTTTAGGCAAAGTCTACGATGTTAACTAGTATTTCAGTCACATCGGTGCCAGTCAGTATCTTGTCCATAAGCTTACCAACCTTAATGGTAGTAGCGGACGATGTATCAGTATATCTTGCATTACCACCATCCCAATATACTGCTGTACCTACAGTCCATGTATCATCTGCCTTTACCAAGCCATTGCCTTTTATCCACACCTGAGCATCATCAATGGTAGCAACAAGTCCACCTCTGTTAAAGTCAGTGTAGTCATACCCATCACCAACTGTGTTGCCATTGGGACCCTGAATTGGATTCTGAACATTCTGATCTATCGCCAACCCATCTGGAATAAGACCAGCAGCAACGTCAGCATTAACGAAAGGTCTAAGCTCAATTGCACCGTCAGTGCTGTTCTTTTCCCTGATAAGTAAAGTGCCTTTGTAAATAACAAAAGCAGGCGAATTAGCTTTTATTCTGGCACCAGGTGTTCTGGAACCAAGGTTTTCTTTCTCAATCCTAATTGCCATAACCTCTTCCTCCTTTTGTTGTTTTTAATGAACCCGATTTTTCCTGACCTTTGTACTTCATTTTGCTTATCCCTACCAAACCTGACCCTACTTAAAAAGTTGTTGAAAAATCGAATCGGCTTCATTATTATCGTTAGCTCTCTGAGCTTCGATATACATATCAATCATTTCATTTGAAGCATTATAAAGCTTTGATACAAGTTCTTGTATTTTTGCTTCTTTCGCTCTTTGTTTAGCGAAAATAACTGATTCACCTTTTATCTTACAAGCACTTATTTCCTCTGGAGTTACTGAAATCTTATCATTATCAATCATATATTGAATTGCTGATTTTACTTTATTCTTCTTCTCCTCAATTTCATATTGAAGATTAAGCATCTCTTCACTGCTTCTATCTAATGAATCTTCCCCTTCGGATTCTTTTGTTGTTTCATCTATCTTTGAGCTCTGCTCTTTTTGAACTTTAAGTAGCTCATCAAGTTCCCGACTTAATTCATCAGATAACTGCTCTGAAGTTGGTTCAGCGTCCAACTGAGGTGGATTTTTTTCGACTGAAAGCTGCTCTTCTGGTGGAACTTTTTCATCAATCTGTTCCACTTCTTCGTCTTCTTTGATTTTATCTTCATCAACTAGAGCAGATGTTGGAACAGTAGCACTTTCGACTTTCTCTTCGTTCTCTTCTTTCTCTTCTTTCTCTTCTTTGTTCGACTCATCTTTTGTTTTAGTTAATCCCAAAAGATCCCTGTAGAATTCAATTACAAGTCCCATATCATTTACAAAAGCATTAACTGTTCTCACAAGCTCATTGCCGTTCTTATCAATAACATATATCTCCCCAGTTTTTTCATCTTTGTGAGCCATCATTCCATCTCCCAATGGAAGTCCTTCAGCTACATCAAATACATCCATTACAACTGGAGCTTTGTCTACTTTCTTCTCTTTATTTTCTTCTTCCCTCTCTTCTCCTTCTTTCGCATCATCAGCAGTCAACAACATATTATCAGCAGCTTCATTAATCTCAGCCTGTAATTCGTTTATAAGCTCGTCTATCTTTGCATGACCCTGTGGCATAGCATCAGACAATAATTCATACAATTCATCAAGTTTTTTGTTTATCTTTATCTTTTGCGAACCCTGCAATTTGCTTTCAATATCCTGTGCTGAAGGATAATTCTCTATTATATCATCAACTTTATTTACAGGAGTCTCGTCCTTCTCGTTAAGCTTTTTGTTCATATCTCTTCTCAGCATTTCCTTATGTTCGTCAAACATCTTTTTATATTGCCGTTTTCTTGGGTCATTGTCATCAAGCATATCAATTATCCTTTTAGTGCGAATCTCAAAAACTTTTTCATTATTCACTTCTTTAACTGGATAAATTTTTGTATCTTGTTTAAAACGTTCTTCTTTTTCGTCATAGTCTCCGCTAAAACTATTCTTCGCTGCTTTGATTGGTGCTATTTTATACTTATCCAGTTCCATATTCCCTCCTTAGAATCCGAAACGTTGAGCAAACAGCTCTCTCATGGATTCAATTGTCATATCATATTTTTGTAATTTCTTAATGTCGATTTCCGAAGCCAGTATATGGTATTTCTTTACATCGTCAATTGTAAATCCATACTTCATAAGATTTGAAGATTTCACAAGTACATCTTTCTTCTCCTCAGGAAGTTCATTTAAAGCTTTTGCAAAAAGTTTTATTTGAATTTTTTCTGCTGTTATTGTTGGGAACTTTCCAGTATTCTTATATTTCAACCAAGCCTTAAAGTTTGATTCTCCACCGACAACTGAATCAAGTTTCAAATCTGCTTCAAAAATATCTTGTAGTCTCGGTCTGCAAGAAGCTTGTATCCCCATCACCTTTTTAAAACAAAAAGCCTCAACTGCTTCAATTCTATCAAGTCCTTCTGCAACGACTATATCTTTATTCTCCATATTTTTTGCTATACAAGCTTTAAACTCATCTCTTGAAGCTTCTATTTTAGAAGCCTCAGCTGGCCATTTACCAGTTGCTTTCTTCTCGAGATATGCACAATAACCTTCTGGATTTTCAGCCCAACTCTTTGCTTTGGCAACACACTTTTTAAAATCTCCACCATATGACTTCCAGGTACCTTCATAATCCTTTGAAACTATTTCAAGCACATCTTCAATTGTAATAACATTTGTGTCTTCTTGCTTTGACCAAATCCTTTCAAGATATTCTTGACCTTCCTTTTGATAAGTCAAAAGCATACGTCTTTTAAATAAGTCAGATTTTGCATACTCTTCAACTGTCATACCATCAATTCTACCTTCTGCCTTAAGCTCTTCTCCCCATATCTCATCAAGAGTTCTTTTCATAACCGGAACCATATTCTTCATAATAAGCCATGTATCTTTGCCGTTCAACTTAATAAGTTGAGCATTAAGCGATTTATCTATCATCTTGTCTTTCTCGATAAGCTTTGATTTTATCTTGTTCATTTCCATTGATGTAAGCCTTTTTTCAATTTTTAATTCAGCTTCGTATATAGGGTCAACTATAGTCTTCTCAAGTTCAGCGACTATCTCGTTTACTCTACTATCCCCATTGTCAAGAGCATCAATTATCTTCATAAGCTCAAGACCACTAATATTTGATAAAGCTTCTTTTGCTGTCATTGTAGCTTTAGTAGTTTCTTTAAACATTGAGTCAACCATCTTTTTTACCGTTTCATCTGTATTATAATCAACTCCAATGCCTTTTAACATTTCCACAACCTTGACTCTATCGTATTTTTTGTCTTTCAATGCTTCAAGCCACTGCTCCATATATTCATAATCTATTTTGCCTTCAACTTTCATTTTGGATTTTACTTCAACTCCACTTCCATCATAAATATATTTATCGCCTTCTTTTTGAAAATGATAATCAACTTCATCTTTTGTTTCAACAAAATGGTCTTCTTCACTTGTCAATTCAAAACCCATTGATTTAAGTTGCTCAGTAGTGTATTTCTTTCCAACATCAAGGTCCATCTCTTTTGCCATAATATTTTTAAACTCTGCTCTTTTATCTGCTGGATTCTCCACTATTCCAGAACCAACAAATGTAATATCTAAATCCTCTCTCCAAACATGAAAATCAGAACCATCCGCAGCCTTAATTTTAGTATTCATATAATTTGAAACATGTTCGCACGGCATTGCAAAAGGGAAAGTAGCTTTACAATAATTGCATCTTGCGTTTTCAGCATAGGCTTCCATTGACATTTTATCAAGGTCACCGCTTTCAATTCTGGAGATTAGCTTAGCATAAAATTGTTGCTGGTCTCTTGTAAATCTTGCAGGTGGCTTTCTATCAATTTTACCTATAATTTCTACATAAGCCTTCTCCCCATCTTTTTCATCAATAAAATTTGCATCAATCGTTTTACCAAGTTCTATTGAAGTGTCGTGATTATAATCAATCATAGTACCAATGAAAGTTTCCCAAGCCCTTCTTCCATCCTCTCTTACTTTAATAACTTCAGATTTCGGAAGGAAATCACCATTGCCATTTGGCTCATCACAAGTGATTATTCTTGACCTGATATAAATATATCTATCAGTATCTGGGTCTATCAAACTTGCTTTGATATTCGAAATTGGCATCTTCTCCCATTTCGAAGCTGAACCAAATATTAACTTCCCGGCCATGCTTCCCTCCTTATAATTCTCTTTTCATACGGTTTTGATATTCTTCAGCCCAATGTTCGATGTCAGATTGTTTTATTTCTGTTATAGCTACACTTTGAATCAAATTCGCAAGTTCATATGGCATATCCAATACATAAGCTAAATAGCTCGGTGACATTTCTTTAAATTTCTTCCATTTTTTTATAAGTTCATCTTTGGAAGATAAACCACTTTTTAGTAATTTTTCTTCAGAAAGTATCTTTACTATTTCTTCATCTGTTTTTCCTGCATTTATAAGTTCTTTTATTTTACCTTCCAAACTTTCCATATCTATAAGGTCCTCCAGTTTTATTTTAATAACATCATAAGAACCCTTTGCTATTTCCTTACCATCTTTATAAAGACGATAAACTTCTCTGTCATCTGTTTTCTCTAAATCGACAGTAAGACCAACGCTATCAGCCATTGCTTTAAGTTCTACAAGTTTGCTCATTATTTCCACCCCGGTATAGTTGTAACTCCTGGAGTTTCAACTCCAGTTTTTTGTTGTTCAAGAAGCTTTCTCAGTTGTGATATATTTTTACTAACTGCTGCGAGATTATCTATGGCAACATTCAAAGAAGCTTTGTCATCTCCTTGATATTGTTCCCATGCTGTCTTCAAACCTTGTGTTGTTGTCTGAAAAAGAGTATCAACTTCAGTTTCAAAAGCAAGAATCTCCACAATCTCAACTTCAGTCTTTCCGGCTTTAAGAAGTTGTTTTGCTCTTTCTTTTGTATTAATCATTGCTTTTCCTCCTTTAGTACGAGTTTGTCTTTAAACAATCTTGCAACATCATTAAACTTGTTCTTTAATGTCTTTTGAAATTGTGCAAGTTGCCTTTCACCCATATCAGACAGCTTACCTGCATCCAATGCTTCTCCCATCAAATGTTCCATCATTTTCTGAATAAATTCTTCGCTTTTCGTTTCCTTTACTTGCCCAGCCTGTCCTTTATCCCCAACCATATCTTCCTCCTTTACTTATTATTTATATTAAATACAAAAAAATAACTATGCTCTATTCTATTGAAGGCGGCGTTTCCTCATCGCCTCCCTCTTCACTTGGTGGAGTCTCCTCTGGAGGTAAAGTTTCCTCAATTGGTGGTGTCCCGAACCCCACGCTATCATTTTCTCCACCACCAGCTGCCTCTTTTGGCTTTATTTTTCGGTTACGAATACGCTTACCATCATCAAATACAGTACCTATTTCTTCTTTAAGACCTTTTTCTTCGTTTTCATAATTAACACCTTTGTATTTAGAGAAGAGAGTTTTTGTAGTGATTACACCTTTTTCCCAAAGGTCCATATAATCTTCTGTTTCATCTCTATCAAGATTAATTGGTTTATTCCATTTAATCTCTGGTATATCAAGGTCACCTTCCTCAGTAACCCAATCATTCTTCTCAGCTATTGGATAGAAAAAGTGATTCTGTATCCATGATGTAAATCTGTCTTGAACAACTTTGTAAATCATAAACAACTTCATCAATGAAAGGTCTTTCACATTTGACATTGAAGGACCTTCTCCCAGAATAATATTTTTGTTAACACCAAGTCCAACCATTATCGCATCTCTTGTCCATTCGTAATCTTCTTGATAATCAAATATAGTCTTTTCGTTTCCATACCCAACTACTTGATAATCAATAAATGGTGGTACAAAAAGACTAAATGGTGGATTGTTCTTAGCTGTCTTTACATATTCCTCGAATTCCCTCATCTGATCTTTGTTATACTTTATATTGTGCTCAATATTTCCTATTTTCCACATTTCAATTGGATACCTAAATCTATCAATTGCAGTAAGCTTCAACATATTAACTTTATCTTGATAGAGTAAAACTCTAAGCAGTGCTTGGACCGGTGATGTACCACGATTTGCTGAAGCGTCTGTTATATTCATAATATTCGACATGTTGTCATTTTCCAAAAGTATTTCATTTGTATGAAGTATCAATTCAACATTGTCTATATTACGTCCAGCGTTCTTGGCATCACGAATTTCTTTCTTCATTTCGTCCGTAATTTGTAAATAGTATCTTGGCTCATCTTCAAAAAATGATTGTCTTACCTCTACAAACTCTGGTTCAAACAATACCATCTTTTTCCAATGAGTCAACTCTATGTTCTTGTCTTTTATCTTTTGATTGATTGTTTCACTCACTCCCATTACGATCGCTTCACCGAATTTATTATAGGATAAACTCATTTGAAGTATAAAATCATACAAATTGAATTTACGATTAAACGCCATTTTTCTATATTGTTTTGTCACCATGTCATCCTGAGCTTGAATATTAAACATTGAAAATGGATATAATGCATGCATGTTTATGATTGAATAAATGTAAGGGTCCATGTTGTAGAACAAACGAGTCCATCTTAATGTTTCGAGCCTGGACTTTGGCATGAGCCACATGTCCGGTGTAAGTTCTGGAGAGTACCAGGTCGATGAGGTGAAGTCTATCATTTGCCCATTCATAAATTGAGCTATAATTTTATCTTCCGCCTTGCGAAATTCAGTTTGTCTACTATTAAAACCTGAATAATGGTAATCCCCAAGTTGTCCCCTTATTGTGCCACCTTTCTTTATCTCTGTCGGGTCAAAAAATGCTTTTCTCTTTTTTTGTGCCATGTGTTATCTCCTTTAGTAAATATAAAAAAACAACTATCTAATTATCATAGATGTTCTGGAACCATAAAAGTCCCAACCTTCTCCACCCTCACCTTTGTAAGCATTATGCACATTCTTTCCAGCCCATAACGCTAACACATCAGCATTGCAGTTGTGGACAAAAACCCCAGATTTAATTGCAAAATTGTGAAAATTTTCAATCTCCATATCATAAACATCAACCTCTTTGTTTTCATCAACAATAGCTTTTACTTTGTGATTTAAAATTAAATTTTTAAATCTTTTTGGAGAATGAGCACCAGCCAAAAACCATTTTTTATTTCTTTCGTATCTTTCTTCTTTTGTCATATTAGCAAAAATTTCTTTTATTCTTCTGCTGTGTTGTCTTCTTCTTTTGTTAGTCCAACTTCTTTTAGAAATTTCGCTTCTATTTTGTAGCTGTTCTTTTGTCATATTTTCTTTTAAATTAGCTTTATGCATAGCATCTATACTTGGTTTTAATCTTTTTTCTTTTTGTTCTTTTGTTAAATTTTTCCAACCTTTTTTAGCTCGTAAACTTCTTTCTTCTTTCGACATACTGTTCCAAAAATCATTATTATGTATCTTTATATGTTCAGTTTGACTCATTATTTTTAAATTTTTTGGGTAATTATTTTTTTTATTATAATCTATGTGATGAACGACTAAATTATTTTGTTTATTTCTTCCAAAACTAAATAATTTATGAGCAGCTTTCCATTTTTTTTCATTTACAAACCCAATATCATAAATCATTTCATAACCTTTATATTTTCCTTTTGTATCTTTCCGGTACAATGGCATTAAACTATCTCCGACAGTCAAATCTTTTGCTTGACAATAAAATCCATTTCTCATCATTATCAAATGGTCAGCAGTACACTCTAAATATTCATCATTGTCAAAAATTATCTTAATAACTTTTTGTTTTCCTTTTTTCCAACATCTTTTTATTCTTCCTTGTTGAATTAACAACTCATCTTGCTTTATACTATAAACATAATGATTTTCTTTTTCAAAATCAATTTTACTTAATTCTTCAATTGTTTTATTTTGTCCATTACACAATGGAATTATTGTATCTTTTGATAGACAATGGTCATCATGCTGTCCGGCCGGAGCTGTAAGCTCTACAATTCTCCCATCTTTAATACGCCTCTCAAACATTGTCCACTCAATATACGATGCATACATCGTTTCTCCACAAACAACCTTTCCTTCTTCGTCTTTCTCTTTACTAAATATTTGTGGATAATACGCCCTTTTTAAATCTATAGTTGTAGCAAAATGGTCAAACATCGCCATCTTAAGACCTTTATGCGATTCCTTATCCTTCATAGCATACATTACCCCTTCAACATTAATCCCTTCCTTTTGCATCATTGGAACTAACGCTTGAGCAACATTTGAATAGTCAGCACAACCCTTTACACAGTTATACCGTTTTATTATTTGAAAGACCTCTTTGTATTCCCCTGTATCAAAAAGATTACCCTCCCATTTAAAAGCAGCAACCTTATGCCATTCATCTTTACGTAATGCCCATATTGCCAAGCAATTCTTATCAGTCTCTAAAGTTTCTGGGTCAACTGTACCGCCAGCAGTATCTAATCCAAATACAAAAATTCCTGAGTTGTCATATGCATCCACTTCTTTGTGAAGCCCACTGCCAAGAGTTCTCATCTGGTTTTCTGATAAATATCTCTCAATATTCTCCAACCATGTGAGCTCATACTGAGTTATCCAGTCCATTAAAGAAATCTGACCACGCCTGCTAAGTCCCAATTTTTCTATTTGGTCTCCAAAATATTCCAACTTCTTTTCAAATGGCATAAGTTGAGATGCAAATTTAGGATATTCAACTCCATTATATACAAATGAACCATTAATCTTAAGACGATCGCAGTGAATCCAATCTCTTATAATCTTTTTAAACGTAGGATCTTGTGAATCTTTATAGAACTCACCTTTTCCTAATGCAACTCCCATTTCAATATAAATATTAATTCCACCAGCAGAACCCAACATAGGAATTATTTTGTTTGATATAGCATAATCAGAGCATTTATGACGTTCATCGATTATTATTATATGTGGATGTTCGCCTTCAATGTTTGCCTTCTCATTAGCAGAATCAGCTGTCACTTTGCTTCCATTCTTAAACACTAATGTTGTAGTAGATGATGCTCCTTTGTCAATAGCACCATTATCTATCTCTGACATTTGAGATAATATACGTTTGCCTTGACTAAACTTAGGACCAAATGCTGTGACTCGTAACTTTGGAATTTTGGAGCATAGATAATGTACAGATAAAGCAACTGAATATGTTTTGCCACCACCACGAGCCTCTATCAAAAGTATTTTTTGATATGTCGTGCTTGCAATTGCATCAAATGTCTCTATCTGGTTTGGATATAAATGAACTCCATAATTATGTTGAACATAATCATGTGTATCTAAACCCAAAATTTGCGACCCAATTTGAGAAATTGCTCGGTCAATCATTTGAATAGGCACAAAATACCTCCTTTCCTTGCCTTACCTAGCCCTTTATTTATCAACTGACATACTCCACGGGCTAAAGCACCGTGGGTTCTAAGGTCTACACTCCTCATGTAGTTGCCTCTTGGGGGATATCAGAGTTCCCCTTGCACCAATCTCTGTCTTGGTGCAATTTAGAATGCTCATCCATTAACGCAATATTGAAGGAGGCGTTAACGTCTGCATTCTCAACGTGTCCGCATTTAGGACACTTAAATTGTTTTCCTGTTCTTTCACCTAACTGACCGCACCTACTACAAGTTTGACTTGTGTATGCTGGGTCAATTAAAGTTACTGGTATGCCCGCTAATACCTGATGTAAAATCATCTCCATATCTTTCTATTTGTTTAACTTCAATATCATCTCTTTCAAAATCTTTCAACTTCAAATCATCAATAAACATATCTTTTAAATCATCTATCACATATTCATATAATTCTGAACTTAATATTTTTACATTAGCTTTAATTGAAGATTTTAATTCCTTTTCAATTTCTTCAATTTCTTCAATTTCTTTTCTAATTCATCATCTTTTAAAAAATCTTCTTCTACTAAACTTTCATCTTCTACAAAATCTTCTTCATTTGCTGAACGCCAAACGCCTTCTCTTCTATCATACACTTGGAATCTGCCTTCTTTATCTTCTCTTACTAAGACTTCTTCACCATCTTCCTTTCTATACATAATTTTTTCAGCTTTGATTGAGGCTTCAATTTCTTCAAGTTCACTTGCAGTCGTTTCAATTATAGTTCCATCTTCTAATTCCACATTTATCAAATCAAGCTCTTCATTCACTTTATTCGTACTAGCAGCAACTGGCACCATCTTCTCAATATTGTTTCCTATTCTTAACATATCTTTAAGTACATTTACTATCTGTTCAAGAACTCCAGTTCCCTTCTCCATTGCCTCTGCATCCTCAATTATTTCGGCCTGTTCTTCAGCATTAATTGAAGTTTTAATTTGAGTTTGTTTTGGCTTCTTCTCCAATTCTAACACTGTTATTTCTCTTGTAAACTCTGTATATTTACCAAGCAATTCTTCAAGTTCTTTCTTCTTCTCTTGTAAAGCCTTTATTTCAGCAGCCACCTTATCAATTTTCTCCTGCTCTTCTTTAGTATATTTCTTGCTCTTCGGCTTTAGTCTTTCATATACACCAATAAATCTCTCTTCTGTCAGTTTCGCAAGGTCTCCAAGTTTGTTATTGACTTTGGCATGATTGTAATAGTTCTCAATTGCCTGTTCGACAGCCTTAGACTGAGAAGCTTCAGGGTCTTTGAATGCATCAGTAATTTTCTTCATTTCAGCTTGCTTTGCATTGGTTATCTCTGTAAGTTTATTAATTGTAGCCACAACCTCTTCAAAAAGCTTTTTTTCAACTTCTTCAATTGGCTTAGCAGTTTCTGGATCCACAACTTCTTCCGGCCTCTTTGTTGTCTTCTGAAAACGAGTAGTCTCTTCAACAATCTTTTCCTCTTTAACCTTCTTTGCTTCTTTCTCACTTAATTTCGGAGCAGCTTCAAGTCTTTTTCTCAATTCCTCAGCTTCAAATCTCTTAGCCTTAATAGCCGCTTTAAGTTGAGACAACTTCTCAATAATTTTTTGTTTATTTTTAATTTCCAATCGAGCAGCTTCCATAATTTTCAACTCTTCAGGAGTCATAGCCTTCTTCACTTTATCAATTTCAGCCTGAATTGCTTTTGCATTACGTCTCTTTTCTATCTCAGCTTTAAGACGTTTTGCCCTCTCTTCCTTTTCTTTGAGAGTTTTAAGCTCGTCATCCTTCAAAGATTTTTTTGCTGCCAAAACGTCAGCCTTTAGCTTTCTGCTCAACTCAACTGCAGAAAGAAGAGATTTGATTCTGTCTTCCTTCTGTTGAGAAGCTTGTGTTTTCTCTGTTTCGATATCTTGCAATAATTTATCTACTTCCAACGATGCCTTAATTACCCACTCTGGATGTTGATTCGCCATTTCAATGCCTCCTTAAATGATTTCTTTTAGCTTTTCGCTAAAGTATTCTTGAGCTTCTTCCAAATCTTCAACAGAAACATCTGCTTCATTCACTATCTTTTGAAAACAACTTTCATACATTTTTTTAAACTCACCTTCGTTGATAGTATCTGAAACAACTCTTTCAATAATTTCTTTTTGTTCATTGTTAAGAGCCATTATAACACCTTAAGTTTTTGTAGAAATTCCTCTGATAACTTTTGAAACTTTTCCTCATCTTTATTTATGTACATTTCGTTTATTTTTTCAATGTCATCAAGTATTTGTTCATATATCTTTAAATCTTCTTGTGTCTGAATCTTTTTTACCCAATGCTCTTTACCATCAATAAACACTTTAATTACATCTTTAGAAAGCACTACATCTATTTTATCTGTTTCAATACGATTCCAAATTACAAATTCCATTCATTTCTCCTTTAATGAATATTAAGCTTTCTTGTCGTGAATATTCCAACCACCTTTTTGCTTCACCCAAGCCTTATCATAAAGCCAAGTATAAACATTTTCACATGCCTCAAAAAGCTCTTTATCTTTTGAATTGTCACTTTCCTTAAGACCATTTATTATACTAAACTCTTTTAATGTATCAGCACAATCAGTAGCAACTTGTTTTATTGCAGTTTCATCTTGATCTTTCAATGCAGTAAGCAGTTTTGATTTGAGAGTAGTTTTAAAGTCATCTTCAAAAGAAGATTTCTCGTCAGCCTCGTCGAGAAACATATCCATTTCTTGAACAATCTCAGCGTCAGTCTTTCCAGTTTCAATGAGCTCTCTTATCTTTGTTTCTATTTCATGTTTAGTCTTCGCCATGATTGTCCTCCTTATTTTATACAGCAACAGCTTCATCAATCAGTGTAAGAGTCCAGTTAGCAGGATTATCTCCTTCGTTTACTCTGTACTTGCCACTTGAAAGATTGAGTATCATACCAGGCTTAAGGTCTTCATAATTTACTTTAGCGAGGTGAATCTGCTTCTGTATTTCCCCAACTCTTGTGGCCTTCAATCTCTTAACCGCATTCGCTACTTCAAGTCTCTGATATTGCTCGCTTGCAACAACATCTGAAAGATCTTCTTCAAGCTTTGCTTTAAGTCTCTCTTCCATTTCAGCTCTAACTATATTCTTAAATTCAGATTCCTCAATTTTGTATTTCATTATGTCAGCTTTAATTTTTAATTTCCCACCAATAACTGGAAGCGCAAATGTTAACAAGTCGTCTTTCACCTGAGCTTTAACAATCACATTCCCACTGTATGAACCATCCTTCATTTCTATAAATGTCTTAGTATCAACAATTTTTGGAACACCAGTCTTATAAGAAAATACTTTCCTTTTAATCAGTTCTGATGCGTTTATTTTAATCACCTTATCAAAATTCTCTCTCATACCAGCAAATTGGTCTTCGTATTGAACCTTCTGCATTGCTCCTATCTGAACTTTAGCCTGCATTGATTCATTCTTTGATTGTATCTCTGGAGCAGATGGGCCATCCACCAAATAAGAGTCCTCCAAGAATTGTACATTATATTTGCCAACAAATTTCGGTTCCACTCCCATTTCCGCAGTAACTAATGCACAAAGCATTTTAATATTAGATTCTGTGATTTCTGATTTTGTAAGCTCTCCTATATTCCCTATAAGAGGATATTCTATTCTGAAAGCATTACCATGTTGAATCGCCTTAATGAGACTCAAATCAAATTCAACAACTTCTACAACTTCATTTTCTTTTGCTTCAATCTGTGGTTTAAGAACAAGCTCGGCAACATCCATCGAACTTTCAAAATTCTTAGGCACCCAGTTTTTCAGCTTATCTTTTCCAAAAACAAATTCACCAATCTTATGTTCATTGCCAAGAATATAAGAAGCTTTCACCTTTGCAGTCACATCATCCGTTTCAAAACCTTCTATTTTTATCTGCACTGCTCCCTTTGCTCTAAGCATAGTACGCAAAGAAGTCTCAATATTCATTCGAGACTTCTCCATAAGCCTATTTGCTCTTACTATATTCTCATGAACAATAACATCCTTTGCTGCTATTCTCCTTTGAATATTTTGCATTGTACAACCTCCTATATTTATTTATATTAAATACGAAAAAATAACTATCAACTACGAGTGACCTCAATCTCTTGTGCTTTACCTTCAATGTCGTATACCCACATATAATCGTATTGTTCTCCATTATACCCACCAACCCAGAATCTTCCTTTTGTTTTAGAAAGACTATTGAGTTTAGCTTCAGATACATTATTTTCTGCCATAGCTTTCATAAAATCATCATATGGAAGCTTGACAGTCTCTCCCCATTGTGATTTGTACTTCTTGTATTTGAAAAAGAAAGAATTTAATGCATCTTCAATATCTTCTGTTTTGTATTTGTATCGTTCTTCATATTCCCCTTTATCAATAACATCTGGGTCGCCATCAATCGAATACATTTTACCTTTGTATTTTATCTTCTTTCCTACTTTTTGAAATATAGTGTCATATGGTATTTCTTTTTTGTATGTTTCCATATACCATTTTTGCAAAATTTGAGGTATATTCGCTTTGTCAACAAAAACAAATCCATGCATTTGTGGAAGCTTGCTGAATAATACTGTTTCAGCAAAATCACTATCTTTCTTCTTTGTCCGGTAAACAATAACTCCATAATCTCCAAGCATTTTATGATGTGTTGCACTACCATCCTCTTTCTCCGCCGTAGTATCGTCCACCTTTACCCAAACACTTTTTCTGTCATGCTTTGCTTTAAATTGGTCCGACATTTGATTATATGCATCAGCACCGAACTGAAACTTTTGACCTTTTTCTAATGCACTATATTTTACCTCATCAACCTTTGCAGCTTGTATATATTGAGTTCTACGATACATTATCTTTCCTTTTACTCTGTCAATTATAACTTTGACATACAAAGGATTAACATTGAATCTTTCACTTATTTTAACACGCAGTTTACTCGAAATTATATCATCATCATACATCCATATTACATTATCTGGCCCAATATCAAGAACTCCTTCAACTTGTTTGTATGGATTATCATATGGTGGTGTAGATTCTGGGTACAATATCTCTCTGGCATTATCACCAGAATAATGAGGACTGTTCTTATGAGATTCAGCCCTATCAAATGTTGCTGGGTTGTTAGGCCTTACAGTCGGAGATATTAAATCATTTCTAAAATAAGGAACAGTATTTGAGTCTGCGCCGCTTCTATTTTTAGGGTCTAATGGCATATCTCACCTCAATCATTTTTCATGTTCTAATCTCATACTCCAACCTTTTCTTGACCAATTAACTCCAACTATTTCTTTTATCTCATCTTCAGTCTTTCCTTCAAGCAAAAGCGCTTTGATTTTACTTTCAATGTTTTCTTCTATAAATCTGCCTTCTCCAACACGATAAACATCTTCGTCTGCAACATTATATTTTTGCTTCAAATACTCGAGGTTATTAGAACATTCAGTCACTTCATGTTTATCTTTTCCTCTCTTACCAAATTCCCACACACCATACCGAGGTAGTTTCTTCTCATATGCCTTCTTATTAATATGGTCCTCAACTGTCATCACTATTTCTTTACCATTATCTGTTATAAAAGGGCGCTTATCGCCTTCAATCGAAGCATTTAATTTTGTCAATCGACTTACATCTATTGTTATTATATTACCAGTATTTTCTTGCATAACTTGACATTTCCCAAAATAAGGTTCGGAAACTACTTTACCATATGTACCAACTGGCGGGTCGTTGTTTACATTATCAAAATCATCATTGACTTTAATTATTGTCCAAAGCTCTCCTTCTTTATCCCAAACCTCTTGGCCGACTTTATATTGTTTCTTACTGACATTGAATTTTCTTGCCAACAGCAGCCTTTCAACCTTCTCTTCTCTTTTGATACCATCTGCACCTTCAAGTGTAGCTATTCCATTCTCTATCTTTATGACTTTTCTTTTTGTCAAATCAGCATGACCTTTCTCTGCAAAGTCTTTTGGCTTAATTCTTACCCAATCCCCTACTTTAATATTCACGTTATCCTCCGCGCTTATTTTTTGCAAGCTTAAGAATACCTTACCTGTATCTTCTAAAAATTCAGCGAATTTACAACTTTTAATTGCTTGATATATTTGACTCTTTTCATCTACATCAAGCTCTTTCCAATTCTCGATTTGAAAATATATAGCATCATCCCCTTTAATTTCAGAAACCTTTGCAGTTGTCCTTGTCATTATAAATTCGCGAGCTTCCTCAAAGAACTTGATTATTTGAGGCGGTATGCTTTGTACATCTGGTATCGGAATACCAAAATAAGCTTTTATAACCGATTCATAATAATTTTTTAATTCATCTTCAGTTTTAAAATACAAAACATTCTGTGGGTTATAGTTAACCATTTCTCTTCCCTTTATAATCAATCCATCAAACCCATTTTTCATCATTTCTATAGACATATCTGTATTATTTTCAAAAAAACTTCTATCATAATCTTTATTATATTTTGCACAAAACTTAATTATTAAATCTTGGCGCAATAATTCTGCATCGTTTAAAGTATTCACTATTTTTGGATTCTTTGGTATGCCATTAACAACAAAATAAACATCTCCATATTGTTTCGCCATTTCACGATTACTTAATGGAACAGTATATAACCCTTTCCCAAAACTACCATATACTTTATTTTCTTGACCCCTCTCTTTCATCCCTCTCAAAGTCACATTCTTTCTTTTCCAAAGTTGATATGAAGATTGCTCAGAAACTACACTTGGCTTTCTAGATAAATGCTCAGATATAGCAAAATCCTGATTTTTTTTAAACCCAAACCCCTTATACCATTTCTCAAGCCTTTTTTTGTTCCCACCAAAATCAGAAGATGGTGTTAAAGCTAATGTCAATTTGTGTTTGTTAGCAAAATCAATCACCATATTCATAACTTCAGTGCCAATCCCCTGATTACGTTGCTCCTTTGGAACAATAATCTTATCTATAGTCAAACTATTACTTGGCGCATGATACGTTGTCCATAACTGAACACCAGGATACTTTTCTTCAACAAGCTTATCTAATTTATGTATATCAACTTCAGCTTTTATTTTTGCAGCCATCTTCGCGTCAAGCTCTCCAACTGGCCTTTCCATTATTTCACCATCTACTTTTTCTATGATAACAATATCAGTCTCATCGAAATCATCAGAAGTATCCGGCTCATCAAGACTCCATTTGTTCTTGTTCTTATATCTCCTCCACTCCATTTCACTTATAACAGCCCTTCCATTTTCTATTTCATCAAGCAAACGAATAGCTTGTTTCTTCGCTTCTTCAAGCGTATCGGCATGGTCTATCTCTTCTACATCTTCTGAATCCCCTTCGAATATTCTTATAGCATATTCAGTAGACATGTATCTCCCTTTGTTATAAGCATCAATCTCTATCTCATTTATAACATCTCTCTTTGCTTTAAATGCTGTCAATTCAAATCTCTCTTCATTTGGCGTTGTGAAATAGAAATTCCTAATTTCGAACTCCTCATCCTTAAATGCTTCTTCACCTACTAACTCATCACCTTTACCCTTCTGAACATAAGCAAGAGTAATATGAGGTTCATATATTGGATGCTCATCTGCATTCTCGAAGTTTTCTGATATGGTTTTATTTATGGTCTCCAAGTCTTTGGATATAACATCGACCTTCAATACATCATAATCTTCTTGTTCAAATTTGCCTATCGGACCAAGCTTTATTTTAACTGGTTTCAAATATGGTCGAATCAACTCAGGATTGGTTTCTTTTAACCCATACTTGACCGTAATATGAAACTCATCCTCACGGCCATATTTGTCCTGCTCTTTGTCAGGCAAATAAAGAATATCATCCTTAATTTTACCATAAGAAAACTTCTTCAACGCTTCCTTAAGGCTGCCTGGCAGACTGCACATGAGACACGAATAATCATAGGCTGCAAGTATTGCAACAATCTCTTTATGCTTATAGCCTGCAGTAATGAGCGATTGAACAAAACTCATATTAACCCTCCTTCTTAGTCTCTATTCTCTCGTCAATCTCGTGTGCATATTCTGGTGTAGTGCACTTTCTTCCTTGCTCCTCAAGTTCTTTTATTTGTTTTTTAATATTTTCAGAAGCTTTTATTTCAATGCCATTATCTTCCAAAATCTTTTTAAAATCATCTTTGCTACGAACTCTTTGAGAAAATACATAAATCTTTCCATCATCATATATATAAGCTGCATTATCTTGATGATTAATATCAAGAATTACTGTCTGTGGGGCTTTGCCTATTGTTGTCCCACCAGAAAACTTTACCCCAAGTTCTTCAGCAAATCTTTCTAATTCTGCTATTGCACGTTCTTGTTCGTCCGTCGAAGCGTATTTTGCAAATTGAGAAGCTTTAAGAAATGCTACCTCATCTTCTTCAACTTTAATCGGATCTTCGGTCGTTTTATATCTCACACCATAAACAAACCAAGATGTTGCTCTGGCTAAATCTCTAAATCCAACTTTCTTAACTTTAACAGTCCAACCTTGTCTTTTTAATTCCTTGGCTTTTTCGTAAGCTTTTACCTTAGCCTCTTCCCCATCTTTCGATGTTAAATATACTATTTTTATTTTTTCAAACTTTTCAAAAAATTCCTTTGGGTATATATCACTGTGCATAACGATATTCAATGCCTCATTTATATCCATATCTCCACTTAAAATATTAATAATTTCTTTGTCTGATTTTCCTTGCGCAATAAAATACTTAATTCTCGCATCAATAGAACCTTTCATTTTGTATGCTGCGTCTGAATATTCATCAAGCAATCGCTCATCAAGTTTATAAAGAAACTCTTCCCAAGCCTTTTTATTATTTTCTTCACTAACATCTGAATGTTCTTTCGCAACATATGCTTTAATATCATCAATAGTTTCCTCGATAATATCATATCTAAGCCCACCACCCTCTTCCACATCTATTATATCGACTGGGTCAACTCCAGTTATTTCCTCAAAATTCATTGCAACATCATATGCAGCTTCCCTAACAGCAGTTTTTTCATCGATTGATAAACCAGCTTTAAATTTTTTATTAACTTGCTTTGTTTCTACTTCAGTATTTTCTTCATCTTTCTCCTTCACCCCATAATGGTCAGCATAATTTACTTTAAAATCTGATATCAAACTAATATCACCAAATGCCGACATCCATATCGCCATTCTGTCCATATTTATCGAAACATCTTCTTTAAACACAAACACAAGGTCAGTTCTTCCATCGCTCGATGTCATTTCATAAACTGCTTCAAAAAGTTCTTCTGGTTTGTCAAATCTTGTTGAGCCAGACTCTTTGAGTTGTTTCGCTATTCCATTAACCCATTCATTTAAGTCCCCATCAGCTCCTAATACAACAAACCCTTCTTTATTGTTTGTCAACTCAAGCATTTCTTCCCAACCAATCTTTTCTATGTTCATGGACAAGACCTCCTGTGTTTATTTAATAAATACAGGAAAATAACTATCAAAGATTTATTTCGAATGGAATTTGATATGACACTTCTTACATACAACTTAGTAGCCAGGCGGGAAACATGCCTTTAAAAATACATCGGCCATCTTCGCTACTTTCTTTTTATCCTTAGCAAGCTTATGAGCCGCATCAGCTACCATCATTCTTGAGAAAGCTCTCAACTCTTTGTCGGTTTCTTTTTTATTCAACATCTGACCTTTTGGGCTGGGATATCTCCATCTGCATTCTTCAATGAGAAATCTCTCATATGCAATCATCTTCGCAATACCAGTGATAGGATTACCATTAGCATCTTTGTAAGGTTTGTTGGTCATGATATTGTATTTGACTTGTTCCCACGAAGTGAGACAACCATCAGTTGGCTCTCTCATTGCATCTATGTAATCATCAATATGGTCACGTTCTCTTTTTTTATTCATCATCCACTCGAATCGACTTTATATTTTATCTTGCATTTGTGGCAGATATGGAGACTCAAGCAGTTCCCTATACTTATCTCATCGAATGTATGACCTTTTGTTTTACACTCAGTATATTCTTTTGGGTCTTTATCTCCCCATCCGTTAGCATATCCTAAGTCTTTGTATTTCTCATATTCCTCTTTATTCATCCTTGATGTTCCTCCATCCAAACTTTCTCGAGCATTGAGTACACATATCTGTTGTACACAGAAGTTGCATGCACATCAATGCCGAATATCTTATCACCTAAGAATTTGGCAACTGCTGGGCTACGACTAATGCCACCATAACAGTGAACATATATCGTTCTCACTTCGTCTGGCAGAGCCTTCACAAAGTCAATTACTCCTCTTGCCATCGCTTCGTCGAAGAACTTTATGTTCTTCTCTCCACCAATGACGAGTCTCGTTTCACCTGTCTGTTTGTCAGCATCATGAAACTCAAGCACCAAATGATACTTCCACTGAGAGTAATCTATGCCAGTCGGTTGATTTGGCTCATGTATACTTATGAGAGCGATGTCATCCTGTCCTTTAATGCTTTGAGCCTCATCGAGACTCATGAATCTAATTTTCATTGCAAACTCCTCTCCAATGCTTTGACTTGTTCTCCTTTGTACCAATGAGTGTCAGTCGATTCCTTGTCTATTCTATCGAACCGTGTGTAGTTCGTTTGCCATCCTTTAAGTTTAATTGCTTTGCCGTTCTTCAGATTTACAATGTAAAGTTTCAGTGTCTGACGTGCTGTGCAATCCCACCAATTATCCTTCACTCGAAAGGCTTCATCAATCGCCTTTGAAACAGTCATATGAATCGTTCCATCATTTACTACTTGTTGTTTACCTTCGACAATGATGTAGCCTTTCATGATTCACTCCTCAATATGTAGTTCACAGTTTTTAAGTTGAAGGTTATTATTCAAACAAAAAAGCTCAGCATCACCTTTATCTCTGAACACATGGAATATGCTGCCTCTCGTGACGATTGGTGCTCCTTCTTTTTTCGAGATTCCAGTGAAGCCTTCAATTATTACTTTATCTTTTGGCGCTTCATCGCTCATTTCAAACCCTCGTCCAACGCTCAACTAATTCCTTTGGAATGGTTATTGACCCATCGACATTCTTCGTACATCTTTCAAAAAGATAAATCACCCACCTGCTCCACGCATCATGAGCATACTCAGCTAACTTTTCTTTTTTCTCTTCAAAAGCCATTTGTCAAGCTCCTTCCATGTTAAAGGTTTTGGACACACAATCACAGGACCGTGATAAACACTTCCATTCGGCAACGATGCAACAATTTCTATAGGATATTTGAGAATACATTTATCGTTTTGATAAGCTCGACACGAGAGACAGTTTTTTGATTTAATTTTTTTATTAACATTTCGTTTCGCAAATTTATTTTTCCTTCCAAAATAAATGTAATTCACATTGGATGTTTTTAACATTTGTAATCCCTCATTTAAACTTTATTTTTATTTCCTTTACTCGTATACTTTCAATATCTTTCGCTAATCCTATAAAGTATTCGTTTGACTTTTGTTTCTTCATTACATCAGTCAAACGAGATTTTACAACATCAATATCCAAAGAATCCGACACTATAAACCCATCTCGTTCCCCTGTAATAACCTTTCCCAAAGCATCATGAATAGCCTTCACTTGGTCAGAACTAAGTGGTACTTTTGATTTAATAAAGAAAAAGAATTTCTTTGATTCTGACATTTAACTACCTCCTTTAGTTTTACAACAAATATATGTCTTAGTCAACCAAGCGAAATGCAATACCTTATTTCTGTTTATTTGCAAACTTCCTTTTTTTACCCCAAGTTCCATCAATAATACACACTAAATATGTAGCATAATTGACAAGGTCTATTGCCGTATCTCTAACAGACTCGTCTTTCACTTTTTGCTTCGCTCCGAGAACAAGAGAAAGCAGCCTTGCAGCCTTATCAAATATTCTTACAACAAGACCTATTTTCCAGTTGTAGCTATCACATCAATCATACTTGCGTAATCATTATTCTTTCTTATCGATAACGCTACTGCTTCCTTGTGAACTTTACGAATTGCTTTAACTGATAGTGACATCTTTTCCTCCTTTGTTTCATATTATCATCTTTCTTCAATTTTTGAATGCAAATTTTATTACGTTTTGTTCTTCTCCTCATATTCTTTGATTACTTCTTCGATAAGCTTTATCGTGTTTGCATGAAGTTCCATCTTATTTTTGTTTGCTTCCCAAAAACCTCTTGGATTAGGAACTCCGCCTTGTGCTTTTGCAGCACCAATCCAATCACAGAGCATTTCAACTACGTATTTCTTTGGCATTTCAATTACTGTCCTACCAGCTGTCATGAATTTCTCATAATCAATATGAGATATTCCAATCAATTGGTCTGGTATTTTTTCTTGCAACAGCTTTGGATTTTCAATTATCGCCTTAGCCGTCTCAACATATATCTTCAATATATTCGCTATTTTATTCAGCGCATCTACATAAACTGGAGGCTCGTCGACATCCCCAACCTTAAATATTCGATTTGGCAGTTTCTCTTCTATCATAACCCAATACTGCCAGTGGTGAGGGTTTCTGGTATAATGATGCATCCATGCCATGCCAAGAACTCGAGCTGCATTGTAAGCTCCACTCGAATCTCTTAAATTACGTTTACGACCTTTCTCATCATAAAATGTTTTGGCGTAATGAAAGAACTCCTTTGGATGAAACTTACTGTTGTCATGAATCAAACCTTGCCATATCAACCCTCGTTTAAAACATTCAAGCATCACAAACCATTTATGTTTGATTATATACCACAGATATACAATGTATCTCATAAAACCTCCTTTTTCTTCTTTGCCTTTGATTGAAAGATATATGTAATATATTTACAAAAATTTGTCAGTTTCCAAGTGGTTATGATATTTTCAAGTATAATTGCATTCATCATCTCATCTCAAGAGTTATTGAATTCAGAAGAATGGCAGATTCCTGATATTGTTTGCAGCAGCTACCTTCACATTTAGAACATATTTCTTTGCTCTCATTATTTACTACATCAACTTGCAACTTTACTTTCGTAATATTTTTTGACATTTTTCAGCTCCACAGGCTGTGGTATTTTTGCATGTCTTCGTTTATCCATACGACCTGGAAGTTTTAAAAACAATTTACCATTTAGTGCAATGCCTTCAATTTCAAACTTTTCGCATGTTGGAAGATAAATAACGATTTCTCCAAATTTAAAATCCATTAATTATATCGTCAAAGGTCTTATACTCTCCAGTTTTAAGGTCAATGAAATAACCTATTTGAATCATACTTTTAATATAGCGACCTTTGGCTACCTCCCACTCTTTAAGTAATCTATATTTTGTAGCACCAGTGTCTTTACGTACAGCATATATTTTCATTGCAGCTTTGTGTTTTATAAGATAATCAGAACCAAAGCTATAGTGTCTTTGCTCAATAACAATATAATGTTGATTGAGGTATTCCCAAGAATATAGTTTATCGTACTGAAGTATCTCCGAAGATGATGTTGTATTTTGTCTTGGAACAAGACCACCAGTCAACCGATGAGCATTAACATTCACTACAAATATTACTGTCAACAAAATAAAAAAAACCCTTTTCATACATACACCTCCTTAAATATTATTGATTTGATTTTTTATTTTTAAACAACTCATTAATATGAGTTTTGACTTTATTGATGTCACTATAATACTGTTCATAAATTGTTGAAGTATTTATTTTAATTCTAATTTTATATCTTGTGGTCATATCAACTACCTCCTAAATTCTAAGTTAAATTCGTCTAACACTTAATTAAAAAAAGTAGGTAGTGAATTATTTCTGTTTTTTATAATGAGTTTTAGCCTTGTAATTTATCAAATTCTACTTATTTTTCATATTTGTTTCTGCAATAACCATCTCCACTATAATACGGTCAATTGAAACTGTGACATCCCAATTTGGATATGCTTCTTTAAGTTTTTTGTTATTTGTATAATAGCAAATATGGTCACCACTTCTATTTTGGTCTATATATTCCCATTTTACTTTAATACCATACAAATTTTTGAGTTTATGAAACACTTCCAAAATAGAAACACTGTTAGCGTATCCACCACCAATATTATATGCCGGACCACCTGACTTTGGATTGTTAATTATCTCTTCCATTGCTCTGACAACATCATAGCTATGAATGTTGTCTCTCACTTGCTTTCCTTTATAACCAAAAACCTTATATGTTCCACCACTGACTGCGACCTTTATAAGATATGAAAGAAATCCATGAAGTTCAACACCACTATGATTTGGCCCGGTAAGACAACCACCACGAAGAACCGCAGTCTTCATTCCGAAATACTTTCCATACTCTTGAACCATAATATCTGCAGCAACCTTTGACGCTCCAAATATACTATGTTTGCTATTATCAATTCGCATACTTTCATCAATACCCTCTTTATAATAAGGATACTTTTCATATTCATATCTTGTTTCCATCTCCCTCATATCTATCTCGTTCGGAGCATCTCCATAAACTTTGTTTGTGCTCATAAAGACAAAAGGAGATTCTGAACAAAATCTTCTTGTCATTTCGAGAAGGTTAAGTGTCCCTACAGCATTCACATCAAAGTCATCGAATGGAATATCTTTGGCCTTATCATGTGAAGGTTGTGCTGCACAATGAATAATTGCATCAAACCTCGTATTTGCGAAAACATTTTCTAAAGCATCTCTTTTACGTATGTCAACACTCTGTGGAATAAATTTATCCTTCCATTTGTTTTTGAGCTGTTCAACTCTCCATGATGTATCACCTTTTTCACCGAAAAATTCTTTTCTCATATTGTTGTCTATACCAACAACTTCATAACCAAGATTAGCAAAATGTTCTACAGCTTCAGAACCTATCAATCCACCACTTCCAGTAATCAAAATCTTCTTTGACATGTATATCACCTTATCCTTTCTGCTTTTTCTATCAGAACTTTTCTTTTGGCAACTATTTCTTCAATTGCCACTCTCACAATATTTGCTATTTTAAGTTTCTTTTCATTGTTTGGATTTCCAAGATATCTTTCATTTTCAATATCAAAATATTTTCTCAACCCAGCTTCTCTTAATCTTTTATTCACGAGTTTAAATGCCTTCTTTTTTATCTTAGCATCATTTTGAATAATTAATGTATTACGGCCATTTACAATAAAATTTTGTTCATTCGTTTCTTCAACAGTATTTGTCACACAACACCTCCAAATTTTATAATATTTCGAATTTCCGCTTTTATCTCTTCCCCATTTTTGTCATCCGTAATACAAGTTATATCTCTTACAAGCGGAGATATGCAACATCCCCAACTCCAACACCCTCCACCTATTTTTGTTATTTCCACCTCATTGGTTTTTTTATTATATGATACGATATTGATCGCATCCCCTCTGTATTTTATCATATATACTTTGCTCTCATCGTTATATAACTATTCAATCTTTCAGTTTGAATATCAATTTCATCTTCGAATAACATTTTCATGCTTTTTAAGAACTGCAACCTTCTTAAGATGAGCTGCTCTTTCATTTAGCAAATTCTCCTTAAGCTTTGTCATTACAAAACAACCTCCAAAATTCTAAATTATTCAGTCTTTGATTGAATCTGTTCTTTTGGGTTATAAAACAACTTCTCAATAATTGTTTCTGTATTGCCTGTTTTTGTAATAGTACGTTCCACAACAATGTTCTGATTATTCTTCCATTTCATCCAGGCATTTGGTACCTTTTTAAGTTTTTCAAGAGGATATTCCGATTTGTATGTTGTGCCAACTTCATTCGTTTTATATTTTGTCATTGCGAACAATTCGTAAACTTTCCCGTTTTTCATATGAATTTTAAGTTTCAACGCCTGATCATCGTCAAACGTAGATGGACACAATTCCATAAAACTCACATCATCAAAGTTTATAAATTTCTCTTCGTATTTATATATCATTCAAGCACCTCAACACTTGATTCTTCTTCTTTTTCTTCTTCTTTTTTTATTTCCTTACCATCTTGTTTTTTCAAATTCATTTCTCTCGCCTTTAATTCAACTTTTGCAAGAAGCTCTTTATCTTCCTTTAAAGCTTTAAATGCTTTATCTCTTCCAAGTCCAAGTTGCTTCCCATCAAACATATATTTATTGCCTATCTTTTCTATTGCGCCAACCTGCTCTGCAGCACTAAATATAGCAGAAATCTTTTTTATCCCTTTGCCAAAAATAATTTCAAAGAAAGCTTCTTTAAATGGTATTCCAACTTTATTCTTGACTATCTTCGCTTTTACAACATTTCCTATTTTAGAACCATCACTACCTTCAATTTGTTCTTTTATTCTTACTTCTATACGAACAGAAGCGTAAAATTTCAGTGCCCTTCCACCAGGGGTACTTATTGGCTTATAGTTTTTATTTGGACTATATGCACCAACAGCATCTCTTACCTGATTTATAAAAATAACACAAGCCTTAGATTTACCAATTACCCCAGTAAGACGTCTTAAAGCTGTGGACATCATTCTTGCCTGTGGTGCCATCTTTCTATCACCAATATGCCCTTCAAGTTCTTCCTTAGGAACAAGAGCTGCAAGTGAATCCACAACAATAAGGTCTACAACATTTGCTTTAACAAACTTCTCAATTATATCTAATGCTTGTTCCCCACTATCTGGTTGAACTATACCAAGAGATTTTACATCCACACCAATCGCCTCTGCATAATTTGCATCCATTGCATTCTCAGCATCAATATAAACTACTTTACCATTAAGTTTTTGACAATTCTTTATTATTGACAAGCAAAGAGTAGATTTCCCGGAAGATTCTGGTCCAAATATTTCTACAATTCTTCCTCTTGGAACTCCACCAACACCAATTGCCAAATCAAGTGAAAGTGCCCCGGTTGGAATTGCATCAACATTTATAGTTGGAATATCACTCAATTTTACAATAGTACCAGCTCCATATTGTTTGTTTATTTCATTCAAAGTAGAATCGAAATCCTTTTGTTCCTTTTTTATATTCTTCTCTTCCTTTTGTTCCTTCTGTTCTTTCTTTTTCGATTCCTTCTTTTCTTTTTTCTTTGCCATAACTTTTATCCTCCATCCATTGGTCTATTGAATGTTTTTGAAATCTCCAAAATGAAGCTATCTTCACTGCTGGTATTTGTTTTCTTCCACAAAGCTTGTAAATTGTGACAGGTTTCACCTTCAAATACGAAGCCAGTTCTTTAACAGTGAAAACTTCATCCATTACAATCTCTCACGAATCTTTTTAAAATACTTTTTAACATCTACTCCAGCAATCAAAAGGTCGTTGACGTCCTTCATTCCATCTTTAGCTATTTGCACTTTATACAAAATCATGTTCTTGTATTTTTTTCTGTATTTATGCATAGCATCTTCTTTATCTTCCCAAAATTTTATCACATTTTTACCTGGTTCATCGTTATCCAGTACAAAATAAACTTTATTGAAATATCTGTAAATAATTTCGTGTTGTATTTGCGTCATTTTATTCCCACAAATTGCTATAGTGTTATGAAATCCTATTTGGTCCATACTTATACAATCCAATTGACCTTCAACTATAAACACTGTACCATTATAATATTCATGAATAACTTGATTAAGATTGTAGAACATACGACCCTTCTCGTAAAGCAAAGGATAATTTAATGATGACATATGTTTCATATCCGCATCCTTGTCTATTGACCTACAATAATATGCTACAATTCTATTTCTCATATCATAATATGGAACTGTTATGCAATTCCTTATATCGGTTGTATTAAATAATTTAAAGTCATCATTATAACCTATTCCAAATTTTTTTATAGTCTCATCAGTAAACCCACGATTATAAAGGTATTTCAAACTCTCTTTATTATGATTACTTATGAGAAATCTTTGTGCTTTAATAAACTCTTTGATAAGCATTTTGTTCAAACCATTTTGGCACTGGACGATTAGTCCATCTGCAGAATTTTGCTTTTGCTTTTACATAATATTCCCGGTATGAATCACTCACAGAGTCTTTTTTAAATTCAATAGGCATACACCTTGGTGGTTTTTTGAAGCCAATAGATGGTAATATTGGTAGTTTAAGATTTTTTGTAACAGCTTCAGTCTTGTGAACTTTTCCATAACGATGAGTGTATTCATTGCATAAAGCTAATGCCAAACTACGAAGGTATAACCAATTTTCCTGAGATTGAGCACACCACAAAACACATGGATGGTTTTTATGTGTTGGTTTATAACCTTGAATTATTGAACCATAAAGAGTTGATGTTGTTGAAAGAATTTGCGCATACTCAACAATCATCTTCACCACATGTTTATCACAATGATACTCAACACATTTTTGAATGTCATCATCTAAGTAAAATATATTCAAAACTACCTCCTGAATTCTTTTGTAGCATTATATCACAAAAAAGATTATGGTGCATATTATTTTCTTTATTGGCGGGTCCAGCAGGAATCGAACCTGCGACCAACCGCTTAGAAGGCGGTTGCTCTAATCCACTGAGCTACGGACCCATTTATTTAATACTGTAAACCAATGCATGACACTACAAAAAGACATTAGCTTAAGCCTCTTATCAAATATAGCACTTATTCAAAACATTTTTTGATAGCTGCCCTCAAATAATCTTCGCTTACGTTTCCTTCAACCATTTGACCTTTATCTTCATTCAATATTATAGTTGTTGGAAAAGCATATACATCAAATGCTTTTGCTATTTGTTTGAATTCAGGAGTAGATTTAGTCAAATCAACTATTTCATGGGGTATACTATTCGATGTCATAACTTTGGTGAATCTTGGTTTAAACTCTTCACAAGCAGCACATCCAGGCACAGTAAATAAGATTATCTTTCTCATATATCCCCGTCCATTTTTGGTACATCAAATAACACACGTTCTTTATATTCTTCTTGTTTGCCTTTGTTCCAATCTTTCACAGGACGAAAGAAGCCAACAACCCTACTGTAAACTTCACAAGGAGTTCCATGAACATTCTTCAACTCATCTTCAAGTTCTGCAATTCGTTTTAATATGGCATCATTATTCATGTCGCTTCTCCTTTAAAAATGGTCGGAGCGACAGGATTCGAACCTGTGACTTTTTGGCCCCAAACCAGATGCGCTACCAACTGCGCTACGCTCCGTTTATTTTTTTACTTTTGGCCTTTTAATTCCAAGCCTTTTGAGGGCTATTTCATGTTGCCTTAGTCTTTCTTCTTTTGTCATTGCGTCTTGCCCTACATTTGCTGGTCTTAATTTTAATTTCATTACCAACCTCCTAAATTCTAATTATGCCTGAGTAAGAACATCGAATTCATTTTCCCAAAACTTTCCATGTGTCCATGTTTCTGGCATTGCCACATGTAAGAGTGGTTCCCCTGATTAAAAGGGATTGTGACCCTCTTCAAATTCGTCCAATGACACAATCTTCGCTGTACGCACTTTCATATATGAATCGCCAGTGTATTGCATACGAAAAACTTCATCCATAGGAATATTAATAGCTTTACCTATGTTATTTTGAAGCTCTTTACGTATTTTTTTTGAAACTTTCATTTTGACAGTCTTCTGTTCATTGAGATAATGAGCATCAACCCAATCACCATCAACTAACGTTGGTATAACTTTAAGCAGTTTGCTCTCCATTTAATCCTCCAAATAATAACACATCTACCTATTAATTCTGATTGACTACACTAACTAAAAACAAGATACATTAAAAGATTTCTGAATATTAGGTTATCAATTTTATTAAAATCAATAAAACTTATTATAAATTTTAATAAAATTGTTTATCAGTCAACATAGCTTATGCTACATTTACTCTGACTGGATGTAACCCCACACCCTCTATCCCCTTTGCAAACGCTTCAGGAAATACTTTTTTCATTATTTGATAAGAAGCATTTAAATCTGCATTAATCAATTTACCGTCATTTGCTTTAAATAATCCTCTGTAAATTCGCCTTGCTTTATTATAATTTTCTTTTATAGGCAGTTCCCTATCCAAAAATGATGTTCCACTTGTATAACTTTCTTCTATTAGTATTACTTTTATTAATCCTTCTTTAACGTATTTTGTAAGAGTAGGTCTTGTTATTTGCAATAATTCTAATACTTCTTTAGATTTCATTATAATCATCTCCTTTTAAGATGATTATATCATATATTTATTTAAATATCAATTATTTTTATTAAAATTTTTAATATTCTTTATCAATTTAATTAATTTTAATAACTATATCTGCTCAAATCCAAATGTCCAGTTGTAACAAAGTGCCTAATCTGAATCTTCGCCTCTTCTTTTTGATAACTTTGTCTTCATTACAGCAAGAATTTGAGGTTTATTCACCCAGAAAAAATATTCATCTATATCTTTTTGCGATGGTACCCCTTTTGCTTCATAAACCCAAAGTTCAACAAAAGATTCTTTCAAGTTCTTATCAAAAACTTTGTATAATGGTCGTTCAATGATATTTGCATCATTATCTATTATTCCAACTTCTTCCATTGCGTCAAAAAGTGTTTTGTATAAATTGTTGAGGTCTCTACCCTTTCTAAGATTTGTAAATACCATTTCAACTATAACAACAGCATCTTTAAACTTCGGGCATTTATTGTTTATCGCATATGCCTTAAACTCTTGCATCAAGACTTTTTTTGTCTCAAGTGCTTTGTGATTCATATAGAATCTTGGTTTACCTTCATAATATGACACATTATAAGTGTGATTAACTGAACTTGGCATAGAAACTCTAAAATAGTACTTCTTTATAGCTTCTTTATTTTCACTTTCTTCTTCTTCCAATGTTTTAATTTTATCTTTCACTTTCAAACTCCTTATTTCATTTATACTATGTTTGATTTGCCTTCCCTTAGTTTCTTTAATAAGTCACTCTTTTGAGTATTAATTTCTGGCCATGCAAGCTTCAATACGTTTATGTTCAAATTTTTTTTCTTTATCTTATCAAGAATTCTTGCAATATCTTCATCAGTTAAATCTTTGTTGAGTTTCTCGTCAAGTTCTTCATCTAAAGAAGCTATAATAAATTTGTTTGGATTTACCTTTATCAAATCGCTTAATTTAACAATATACTGCTCTTTATTATAGACACTGATAACAAAAAACTCTCCTAACACTCCATCTTTCAAAAATACAACTACTCTTCTCATAGAATCTGATGGATGCCCAAAATATGTGATCTGTGGCTCCATTTGTTTTTGCTCCCAATAAGACATAAACTCAGAAACTTTTTTCATTTTATTCTTTATAAGCCATATAACAGATGGTTGCTTTTTTACGATCTCGTCAATTATTGGTTGTGTTAATTGACCTTTACTCAATGACATCAATTGACCACCAGTTGCAAAATAAACATATTCATATTGACCTTGAGAAATAAAAGTAGATAACTTCATTTTCCCGGCCATTACTGTCGAATCTGTATTCTCCATAACTTCTATTTTTGAAACCTCAGAATCATATGTTTTAGACACATCAATATCCATTGATATAGCATCAATTGGAAATTCATTCATTTTGTATCGTTCAACCATCATCAAAATATTTTCTTTATTCTTCTCTGACCATGGTTTATTATGTTCTACTTTCTCCGCCCTATCGTCGACAAATAATACATAATAAGGTTTTTTCTCGCAAGATAATTCACTGTATGGGACGCCAATCTCTTCGAGATATGCCGCAGTTTTTTCCTCCATACTTTTATCTTGGTAAATCCTTGCAGTATAAATAGCTACTGGAACTCCAGCTTTGTGAAGTGCTCTTATGAATGCTACATTTTCAGGTATTGGTTTACCAAGTTCTGACCACTCAGTCTCTTCGAGGACCGTACCGTCAAGGTCAAACGCTATGTGCCTTTTGAATTGCTCGATATTATTCATAAAACCCTTATTATTGGTCAACCAAGACCCATTCAGCAGTGCCATCTTTTTTTCTTTCTTTAATCCATACCTTTCCAGGTGGTGGATTTGTTGATGGTTTTGGTGGATCAACTGCTGATATAAGTTTATTTATTTGTTCTTCCGTATAATTAAGTTTAAAGCTTTGTACAAGCTCTTCAAAATCACCACTTGTTATTTCCATGTCTTTAAGAGCACCAACAAGATTTGCCAATGCCAAATCATTAAAATCTTTAAATAATTCCGATGCATAAAATTTTTCAACATTATTTGTAATATCAAACTCCTCATCTTTAATGGAAGCTGCGAATTTATCTATATATTGGTCAAACAAACTTTCTATTTTCTGCTGTAATTTTGTTTTCATATTTCTGCACCTCTCTCTCGAGTTTTTCTATTGCCATATTTGACTTGATAAAAACATCTATCAAGTAATATCTCTCTTTATCTGTCAAAGGAGCCATAGCATCTAAAATTCTTGTTGCTTGCTTTATGTTGTCCTTTGTATCTTGTATTTCTTTCTTGAAAGCTCTCATATGTACCTCTTATAAATACGTAAAATTAACTATAATTATAAGTGGGAGCTGATTTATCATCAGCTCCCACCATATACTATATGCGCATATTAACTCTGCTTACCGCAGTTCCGGTGGTAGAGCTGCAACATTAACCTTAGCTTCAAGACTTTGTATACCAAGAGAACTTTTACACGTAGGACATTTCAAAAGTGTCCTAATTTTCTCCGGGTCTGTGTTCGTAGTTGGCTCTTTAAGCGCCTCATTCCACGACCACCATACCTGTCCTTCAGCTTCAGTTGAACAGTTCTTGCAACGGAAAAGCTTTTTGTCTTTCATTGACCCAACTGTTGGAAGATTTGCATTCTTGTCTTCTGAAACAACTGGCTGCTTTTCATTGTCGAGTTCTTCAACCATTTTGGTCGCCTCCTTTCCTAACTTATTTTAAACCTAACCTAACTTCGCCATTCCAATCCTTACAATTCCAAACGAGATACATCAAATCCCATTCTTTGCATCTCGTTCTTTACTATTCTTCCGAGTTCGTCCTCTCCTATACCCGGCAAAGCATTTCGGAATTTGTTTTTCATTTGATTAAATGTTAATTCAATTTTTTCTATATTTTCCACTTCATCAAGTTTTGGAACAGAATATCTGTCTGAGTCTTGTCCTTGCGGAGTAATTGCAAATCTATTCGCTCTCCCTAAATCACTTGGTGTTTTAGCTGAATTATCCCAAGCCGGTCGTGGATCATGAGCTAAATCCATATAATTTTTAGAAACGAGTTTAAACTTATTTTTCAACTTTACCCACACACCACCAATCTTTTCATTGTTAAGTTTTTTTGTGATAAGTTCAGCAATTACTTTTTTAAGGTCATGCTTTTTAACAAATGGATATTTGTTATAAACAATTGATGCCGTTACTTCCACATCATATTTATTCTCATGTAAAACCTTTAAAATGAAGTTTTCCATAGGATACTCTCTGTCTACCTTTCCGAATAGTCTAAACATCAGTTCTCCTTATAAATATATAAAATTAACTACAATATAATATCTGCACTCCTTATAATTGTTGTACTCTCTATCATGAAATTTGGATATTTATTTTCAACCTTAAGTTCTGCTTCTTCTTTTGATTCTGCTATAACCACAACTTTAAACTCATTTTGATACTCCGGATATTTATTTTCTAATTCAATTAAGTATGTTTGCTTCATTTTGCCTCCCTTCTTGCAAAATTTTTATAATAATTATAATCCCCACCTCTATATATAGATGCTTCTCTTAAAAGCTCATCTCCCTTTTTAGTCAAAATGTGCTTCCTATTCGAAAGACGAATCTTAAAATAATCATCACCATAGCTTGTCAAAATACCATTCATAAAAAATCTCCGCGTTATCTTAATGAACTTTTTATGTGTCATTTTTCTGTAAACCATTTTTATAAGATGAAATTGTGCAAATAACGTATGTGGCTTCATATCTCCATAATAACTAAGAACTATAAATTCGTCATCCTTTAAATTTACTGAAGTCTTCAAGGCCATAGTTTTTAAATACCTCCTTAATCTCTTTCTTAAATGCTTCATATCTTTCTTTACTATCTTTATATTTTGTGAATATATCTTTTTCCATAAACTTTTGAATTGTTTTTCCAATCAAAAATAAAACAAGATTCAATCTTTCGCTTATTATTTTTTCGAGCTTTGAGCTCTCTTCAAGTTCTAATTGCAACTTCACTTCTTTCTCAACAATATCAGTAAGAACTTTCGTATAGTTTATAAGTAAAGATTCCATATATGGGTCAATAAAGTCTTTACCATCTATCTTTTGTGCTTGCTCGACAATATGCATTCTTCTCACAAGCTTTTCCTTCAACATATGCATCAATCGAGCTCTATCTCTCACATTTACAAAAGCATCTTTGTCTAACGATTGGTCGCTAGTAATACCTTTTTCAATAGCGGATTTTGCTGGAAGTGGAATAATTTCTATAGAATCTAACGTTGGAGCATTAATATATTTCCTTCGTTCTGATATATATTCATTGAGTTCTTTAAGTGTAAATTTTATGTCACCTTGATACCTCTTTTTAATCATCCCCATAACATCTCTTGCATTAATATTTTCATTTTTCAACCACAAATCAACATCTTCTAAAAGTGTTTGTGGAAGCATGTATATCTCTTTAAGTGCCATATTTAATCTTCCTCTCTAAAAGTCGCTTTATCTTTTTAACTATTCTCTTTCTTTCAAGTAAAATATATGTTGGGCTTGTCTTCATCAAAATGCTTATTGCTTTTGCCGATACCTTTAATAAAGTCAAACCCAATATAGCAGCTTGATTCTCCGTCATATCATTAAAAACCTTATCAATCTGAAATGTTTCTTTATATTCGAGCATCTCATACTCACACAAATCCATAGGTTGAACATCAAATGAATTATTTGTTATTGCTTCTTGCTGCATTTCTTTAAGAACTTCATCCTCATTAAATACCACATCAAAAGGATCCTCTTCACCTTCCAAAATATCTTTGCCACTATTGTAATTTATAGATTCCAAATCTCGATCTTCTCCTTCAACATAAATTTGATTAAAATTAAACTCAAAAAAATCTTTCTTTTTCTCCACAAAAATTTTGTCGAATATCCAATCGTATTTTTTGATTCTCTTAAACTCAAAACGTCTCCGATTAGGCAGTATTAAAACAAATTTTACTCGTCCTCTACGTAGTTCGCAATCATTTCCTACAATACTATTCTTGCGAACGGTTTCTTGAATCACCTCATCATTTGTGAATCTGCTTATCTCAGTCTGTCCTATAAAATTAATATAATATTTCGAGCCATGAAAGTCTTCAACTGGAACTTCAGTAATAACATATTCGTCATAAATTCTATATCGAATCTTTTTTCGATTAAGAATGGCGACACATTTCCTTAGGGTATACTTGTTATTACACGAATAACAATATCCCTTCATGTCATCAACTTCCAGAATCGTCGTCCATGGTGAATTCGTTTCCTATCCCCAATGGCTTCGTTTTCCCAAATGTCCGCATTGTCATATCAATTATCTTCCTCTTATATTGTAAAAATAATCTCTTATCAAGACCTTTGAATTTCATATACGGGAAAATATTAAATCTCAGTATTTGCTCAAAATACGCATCATAAGACATCATATGTCTGAAATGTTTTTGCCAAATAGGCTTGGCAATTTTGTGAATCTTGTCTATATTAATAGTTTGCAAGTTTCCCACCAACCTTTTCGTACATAATTATAACACATAAAAAAATTTTTGTAAATTTATTTTAAAGCAACTCAGGAATATTTCCTATATTCAACTTTTTTTGATGTGGAACTCGTTTTAACAGTTTTTCGTGCTCCGTTCCTTTTACATCTTTTCTAAACTGTCCAATGAGAATTTTGCAGTTCTTAGGAGTTAGCAACTTCTCTTTTATTGCTACATCAATTGGAAAAGAGTCTGTATATGTCTGTTCTGTAAAAAGATTCAAATTCAATTTCTGCAAATGTAAAGAATTCCCGCTGGCTTCTATTTTTTTATCCAACATCTTTCTTATACCAGCTTCTGCCGCTTCCATTGCAGCCTTTTTTGCACCAACAAGTAAATATAAATTATAAAGTTGTTCATCGTTCTCCACACTCATAACAAAATCAGTGTTTAATGCAGTTTGATATACTTTACATTCTTTTCTTTTAAGACAATCATAACATTGAGATGATACAGCTCTCTCTTTGTAAATATCAATTGAATTTGTGAATTTTATTTCCTTAGTATAACCAAGCTCAATGTATTCTATTTCAAGAATAACCTCATCATACTCCTTTAACATTTTATTTACGAGTTCTTGTTGCCAAACATAAATCTTGTAAAAACTTTGCCCAGTTTCTTGATATTTAATTCTATTACCATCTATCTCTACATCTAAAAAACTAACATTACTTTCATAATCTGCACAATATTTTTTCTCTATCATTTATCTGCTCCTATTATTGCAAGAATGTCGTCCTCTTGAAGAACGAGCACCATGCTGTCATCTTTCTCGTTGAGTTTCACTTCGACACCACCATAACGGGAATAAATTACTCTATCACCAACTTTTACCATCAATGGCTTTACTTCTCCATTAAAAAGAATTCTGCCCGGTCCAACAGCAATAACCTTACCAGTTTGTGGAGCCTCCCTTGCTCCTTCGGGAATAATAATACCTCCCTTTTTAATTTCTTCTCTTTTATCCGGCTCTATTATTACTCTATCGTTTACTGGAACTATCACCATTACTGCACCTCCAAAGTAGATACTCCATTATTTTGTTTGACTATAATAAAGTTCTTAAAATACTTTTTAACATCTTCACTGTGTGATATTATGAGAATCATTTTATCTCGCTCTTCCAAAATCTTGAGCATACCATTTATCTTAGGCATGTTCCTTTTATCTATAGCATCAAATGTCTCATCGAATATCATTATGTTAACTGATTCGCCATTGACAGTTTCGAACAGGTCGTTAAGTGCTATTTGAAAAATCATTTCAATAATTCTCTTCTCTCCAGTTGAAAGCTCTTCATAATTAAACACAGTATCCCTACGATGAATATCTATATTCATCATGTTGCGCTTTTCAGCAAAGTCAAGTCTTATTTTAACTATCATATCATCAAATACTTTATCTATCATATCATTAATACGTTCTTCGAGAAAATCTGTTATCTGTTGTATAACAAATTGCTTTAATCCATCTTTGCTAAAAATCTTCTTTATATCTTCCAAATCTGCCAATTGTTTATCTACTTCCAATTTCCTCTTTTGTAGTTCTTTAAGCTCATCTTCACGTTCTGCGAAATTATCAACCTTTGCTTTAAGCTCTACATATTTGAGCTTCAGTGAGTTTATCTCTTGAAGAGTAATATCAGCATCTTTATATTCGAAATATTTCTCATATTTTTCTTTGAGGTCAGTCAAATGTTTCTCTATCTTCTCAAGCTCAGCTTTCTTTGCATCAAATGAAGCTTTAACCTCTTTAAACTCCATTTTTAACTCATCATCAGCCTTCTTTTGTTCTTTAGCTTCCATATATTTTAACTTAGTACTATCATAAAGGTCTTTTGCATTCTGTATTTGTTGCTTGCAACCACTAATATCATTTTTGTATGCCTGAATAATCTTATCCTTATCTTTCAAACTTTGTCTGCACGTTGGACACTTTCCGGCATCTTTTATCATAGCAATTTTCTCTTCAAACTCTTTCATTCTTGATTGTTCCTTATCAATATGATTCTTATATTCATTCATCTCATTTAAAAGTTTTTCCATACTTTCATCTGATGTTTTTATATTAGCAACAAGATTCTTAAGTTTCTTTCCTTTTTCTTTCAACCTCTCAATTGCCTGTTCAACTTCTTCTTTATCGGCTAATGGTTGTTTTTTGAGCCTTACATATTCTTGATATTTGGTAATCCCCTTCTCGTATTTTTCATATTTATCCCACTTTCTAGAAACCTTTTTGAATTCTTCGTCAATATCTGCCTTCTGTTTAAGACTATTCTTGAAGTTCTCTATCATTCCATCAAGATTGAGCATCTTCAATTTATCATAATCAGCCTTGACCATTTCATATATTGTGTCAATGTTATTGTTGTTTGTAAATGTAATGAGAAGGTCTTTTTTCTCTGTGTCGTTCAATACAAAGAAATTATTTTTTGGAGTGAAGATAGTAATCATTCTGAAGAGGTCATAGTCAATTGTATCTGATATATAGTTTTGAAGTTCCTTCTTAAGACCAATCTGCTCTTTGTCACCTTCAAAATATCTTACAACATTTGTACCATCTTCTTTTTCACGTTGTATAGTCTTACCATCGAAATCAATTCTTACCTTCATGTTGCCACAATGGTCTCTTGAAATATCAGTAATGCCTTTCCTTAATGTCTTACCATAAAGTCCATAAAGCAATATGTCAATCAAAGCAGATTTTCCTGCTCCGTTGCTTCCTTCGTAATCTCCATCTATTTTACCAAGCACCAAATATACCTTGTTCTCGATTGGCAACACAAGTTTATCATACACAAAAACATTCTTAGCTTTAAGTGATGTAATTTTCATTCAACGAATCTCCTTATGAATCTTATCAATAAGCTCTTTCATTTTCTTCATAAGCCTCTTTGCATCTTTTGTAATCGTCTTATCCCATGGAAAAATAGAGTCAACTTTAACAAACTTTTTTGCATTATACATTTTTTTTTCTTCTTCAGTCTTCGGAGCGTAAAACAAATCTTTTAAACACAAATACGTATAATCATCATAGTCTAAATAAAACTCTGTATATTTTAATTTTTCATACGTTGTTCCTTTCTGCATTCCAAGTTGTTCTGCCATCCAATCAAGTTTATTCCAATAATATTTCAAATCCATATCAAACATCGCATACAATATTAAGCGATAAGTCCCAGTATTATATCTGAATTCTATTCTAAATCCTTGCCCCACTTTATCTCTCATTGGTCCGGTAATGAAATACCATTTACGTATATCTTTAACTTTCTTTAATAATGAACGCATTGAAGATATATTAAATACACCACGTTCTTGATATATATCAAATTCCGTCTTGTTCTTTTCAAACTCTTGTATATAATTTATCGGATTATTGTTTATCTTCATTCTACACCCTCTCCATATATTCTTTTATCTTTTGTTCAAGATGCTCCTTACCTATCATCTTTAAATACTTTGAAACCATAGTAGTAAAATTAACATTAACTTCGAGCTTTTCTTTCTTAATTTCAACACCTTCTTCAACAAATTCAAGAGAAAGATATTCTTTGTCTTGAAGCTTTGCTCTCCAAACAGCTTTCTCCTTTTTGTCTTTCACTTTAATAATGATACGTGACATTGCATTTATTTTTGCAAAATCATCTTCACTGTTAAGTTTAACAACATTAAATGTATATTCAATTGGAATTTTTTTAAATTCTTTAGCCTTCGAATCTACTAAACCTATTCCAAAATCATATTGCAATTGCCCTAAATCCACTGGAGCAATACTGCCTACGTATATAACATTTTTTTGCTTTTGACTTTTGTGAATATCTCCTAAGATAAACTTATGTTCTGGCATATCAACGTGAATCGCAGAATCCAACACTTTTGAATCTGTTTCATAACCGTTAATATTAAAATGACCAAATACCAATCCAGGTTTGGCCGCCTTGATGTCTTTTTCCAATTGCTTAGTATCTCTATTGTGGGATATGAAAGTCATCCCTTCCCACTCCAGTACACTCTCCACAACTGTCAGATTCTTACATAAAGGGGCAATTGGCTGTAATATATGACCAGCCAAATTTCTATCGTGTTGCCCCAAAAGAGCTATAACTGGCTTATCTCCAAAAGATGCTATGAATTCACTCAAAACTTGTCGATATGAATTATCCATTGATGGAGTCATACCATAATCCCCAAGTAAGACAACAAAGTCAGTTTCTTTCTGAATCTCTAAATTATCTGTAATGCTATTCTTGATTATATTAAAAAAGTCGACAACACGTTTTGTACCAACTTTTCCATCTAAGTGCATGTCTCCAACTACAAGACCTTTCATTTATTCCTCTTTTTTTCTCTTAACTGTTCCATCTTCCGCATAAACCTCTTTAGCAAGTTTTTTTATTTCTCTTCTTGATGTCGCTATGGAATTACCAAACTGTATTTCCACATCCATAGCTATCGTGTCAAGTTCTTTGATATTCTCTTTTATCACACTTGCTGGGCCAGTTATTTTTCTACGAATCTTCAATGCATTACGGAATCCACCAAGATTGTATTCACGTTCAACTTCAACTTCAATATTTACATTTTCAAGTTTTTCTACCATGTGTTGTCTCCATAAGAATTAGGGGAGAGGTTATCCTCTCCCCTACTCTCAATTACTTAAATTCTTCATCGTCGTCATCATCGTCTTCATCTTTCTTTTTCTTATCATTGTCTTCATCTTCGTCTTCATCTTCGTCTTCATCTTCGTCTTCTTCGTCATCGTCTTTCTTTTTCTTCTTCACATCATCTTCATCTTCGTCTTCGTCATCTTCTTCGTCTTCATCTTTAGACTTTTTCTTTCTGTCAACATCATCATCTTTGAATTTTTTCTTTTTATTACCATCGTCTTCTTCATCTTCGTCTTCATCTTTCTTTTTCTTCTTGTAAAGTGCTGTGACTTTTGCAAATGTCCCTTCATCATTTGAATTGTGTTCAACAGCTATTTTACAAGACTTGCCAACAAGATCTTCCGGGTCAAATTCTTCATCAACCTCAAGTTCACGTCCAAGTAAAATACTTACCCATTTGTAAGCCTTGTTGCCTACTTCTACTTCTGCTGGCATGTTCCCGTTGACTGTTTTACCTTCAAATTCCTCATCAGTTATCTTAAACGACACTTGGTAATAGTCACCGAACTTGCCATCCTTCTTCTCTATGCTCTTTACTTTTGCTGCATAGATTCCTTCATCTACAATTACCCTCTTCCTGACTGTTAATTTCTTACCCACGACTCTTACCTCCTTTCTTAATTTTTTTTATTACCATATTTCGTCGAACTTAATTTTTATTTTATCATCCAATATCATTTCTTTTTTATTTTTAGTTATGTGCATTTTATACGAGAAGAAATTCAACAACTTCCTATGCTCGTAATATTTTCTTCCTTTATACTCCCTTATTTGCGAAACAAGAATCATATTTATTTTCTTCTCTGTAATAATGTCAAAAAGCTCAGATAATTTCTTCTTATTCTCAATATAATTCATTGCAGTCAAACTATCAATAACAACAATATCAAACTTCAACTGTTCAAGCATACTCACAAGCCAATCAATATTAAAACAATCCAATATATATATATCTTTAGCCAACGTAATAAGTTTCTTGCGATATTTTGGAGATAAATGCTCTGAGTTCACATACACCACAGATTTTTCTGGATTTTGTTTAATAATATAAAAACACATTGTAGTCTTACCAACATATGAGTCTCCAAAAATATTTAAACTTTCACCTTTTTTCAAAAAAATGTTATTCGTAATTTTAATTCCTTTATAAACCATCTTATCAAAAAAATCTAAGAATGACATATGCCCTCAATTCAGGGAAACCAAATCCCTAATTTTTCTAGTTGTCTCTTTATTGTCCAAACGATATTTTGCTATAACCATTTCAGCAAATATCACCATAAAAAATTCTATAAGCCCATTGAGATTAATCTTGTTCTTTAATTCCAACTTCATACTTTTGGTCTCAAAAAGTAATATATCATTTTCAACTTTCACCTTTGGTTTTTCCTGCACTATTTTTCCCACCTTTCTTTTTATTCTTAGCCGCTGATATACTATCTAAATACTCCTCGACTTTTCTATTTTCTGTTTTTCCCCAAGCATTTTCAAAAAAATCATAGTCATACAATATCTTTATAACGTTACTTGGAATCTTACGAAAACCACCTTTAGGAGTTTCTGACTTTGCACGGTTCATAAAATCTTCAAAATTTTTATATGGTTTATTTTTAATAATTGTTTCTATAGTTCTCTCTCCCAACCCCTTGACAATTCTTGCCCCAGCATTTATCTCACCATCTTTGTTGATAGTAAAATGAACACTCATTTCATTTATGTTAAATGCATTAATATGTATTCCATGTTTGTCACAATCATCAATAATGCGGTCTATCTTTTCTTGTTTTTCTTCCGAATTCAACACAGCCAAATTGAAATACTTGCGATAATAACATTTAAGATATGCCATTTGAAATGCAACATAAGCATAGGCACAACTATGCGAATTATGTGATACAATATCGTTTGCTAAAAAATTTCTTGGTTCATCAATCATTTCTATATCAAAAGTTCTATCTTTGCCAATATGTTTTATATTTTTTATTTTTGAATATTTTATTATTTCCTTACTACCAAATCCCATCATAACACCTCTTTTATTTTTTTAATAACTACATCAATGTTATTTTCAATATCACTTGCCCAAAATCTCAAAATAATCCATTTTTTATTTTTCAAATAAGTATTACAAGACTTATCTTGACCAATATTTCTTTTTTGAATAGCATCTATTTTTTTTCTATTTCGTTTTTTCATCCATTCTGGATTCACGTGGTAATAATCACCGTCAACTTGAATTGCTATTTTTCTTTTTATATTTGCTATGTCTATAGAATGAAAACCAACAAGAACCTCGCTTTCAAATCCATCATAAATACTATTTTTTTTCATAGCATCAATTAACATTATATGTGGTTTTGTAAATTTTTTCGGAAACTTACCTTCCACGTGCATTTTTGCTGTAGTTGCCCTCATACGATTTATTACTTCTTCACTTCTTTTCCCCGGGTTTCCTTTTCTTTCTCTTTTTTTTGCAGATTCTTTCATTTTATCTATAGCATCCAAACTAAATACCCTGCCTTTTGCTTTTTCTGATACAGCTTTTAAAGGTAAATAATTATTTTTATTTTTTCCTTTATTGTGCGGTTGATTACCAAATTTCTTAAAAAAATTTCTATTCCTAATTCTTCTCTCAGACAATTTCTTTAATCTGATATCATTATCTTTTGTTAATCCTTTATTCCATGTATCGCTTATACCTCTATACGCAATTTGCAAAGTTTTATCTTTATTTATTTCTTCAACAGTTTTCCAACCTTTATTCGTTAAAAATTTATGATTTTTTGTAGCTTTTATTTTTTTGCCACAACATAATTCAATTTCATAAACATCTTGTATCCCATTGTCTATAATACTTTTCACTGTATTAAAAATAAATTTATTATTATTAACATCATATGAATAAAGCATTGGTACATTTTTGTTTCTTTTATATCTTAAAGTTCCATTAGTAGTTATTTTTGTATTATTATACAAATCCAAAATAGTAGTTTCTTTCTTGCGCATACCACCAAATTTTTTATATATTTTTGTATCTCCGGTTAAACATTTGTTAAAGGCATAACCAGCTGCTTGAGCCAACTCTTCATATGCTTCGTCAACATCTTTTTTGCCATATTTTTTATACAACTTTTCTTTGTATGGCTCCATTACCATCATAAAACCTTTATCAGGCTTTTCAATATCTCTTCTAATATTGTCAGCCTCACCTATAGATATATCAAGCCAATCCGCAAGAATATTGTTAATTTGTTCTTGATATAAAAGTAATCCATATGTAGACTCTAAATGAGGTTTAAGTAATTTCGCAGTAGTGTAAGCGCCACCCCATGACCTTTTAATATACTCCAAATGATAGCCAACTGACAATGGAGTTGGTCGATTAAGAGCATTAAGCTCAATCAAATTTTTGAATTTGGTTATATTTACCTCTTTAAGAAGTTCTCTAAAGTTGTGCGTTTCGAACTGAAACACATTCGCAGTATCCCCATCACGAAATATTTGAAGCACCTTATCATCTTTAAGGTCTAAATTTAATAAATCAACATCTTTCTTTTCATATTTTTTAATATATTTTTTTGTCAATTGAATAATATCAAGAGCATCAATTCCACATATGTCAATCTTAAGAAAACCTTTCCCAGTCAAAGTCTTTCCATCAATTGCTGCTATAACATTTCCTTTCGATGATATAACCGGCAAATAATAATAAATTGGTTTATCAGTCATTATTATACCAGTTGCATGAATACCAAAATGTCTAATATTTCCTTCAAGCCTCTTTGCCTTATCATAATATGGTCTGAATTCTTTTGGAATTCTACCTTCTGCTTCGTACACTTCAAGATTATCATTGAAAGAATTCGCCTCAGCAAAAGGAATGTTATAAACCTTAGCAACGTCCTTGAATGCTGATTTTGTTGTGAGGTTTACATAATTTGGAATGTGTGAAGTGTTTTCTTCCCCGTATGACTTTATGTAAGCCAAAACTTCTTGACGTTTTGAAGTCTGAAAGTCTATATCGATATCAGGTTGTTTTTTTCTTGTTGGATTCAAGAAACGTTCAAAACTAAGCCCAAAACGAATTGGGTCCATCTCAGTTATGCCAAGTAGATATGATATAAGACAACCACCAGCACTTCCACGACTTACACCAACCTCAATACCATTATTTTTTGCCCAGTTAACTATATCCTGAACAATCCAAAAATATTCAAGGAACCCAAGTTGCTTTATGACTTTATATTCATAATTCAGACGAGCAACATATTTATCTCTCTTTTTCTGCGGAATTCTTGTATCCAATGCCTTCTTCAACATTGTCTTAATTTTTGTCTCATCAAAATTTGTTTTTGGAAATACTTCTCCTTTTGGATATATATTAAATTCTTCTATTTTGTCCGCAATCTCACAAGTATTCTCCAGGAATTTGTCTACCATATCTTCATTAAATACTTTGGTCATAATTGATTTAACTTCGTCATAAGATTTAAGATAAACATCTCTATCATCAAATACCCAACCTTTGCCTTTTTTAATATCTTCCATTGTAAAATTATTGTCAACGTTATGTATTATATCTTGAAGCTCAGCATCTTCCCTTGAAAGATAATGAGTGTCAATTGTTATTATACTTTTAATCTTTAAGCTTTTGGCTATCTCCTGCATTTTACTCCAAACTGGTCCATAAACTTTTGTTCGCTCTAGAGCAATATATTCAAAATAAAAGTCATCACCAAACATTTTCTTGAGACGTTCTGCATTCTTAATGGCTATATCCATTTGACCACTAGTGTCTCTATCACTTTCATTTCCTTTGTTAAGAGCATTATCTACATATCGGGCTATAATTCCACTAATACAAGCACTTGATACTATAACATCGCCCTTGAGATATTCAAGAACAGTCCAATCAATTCTTGGTTTATAATAAAAACCAACTTTGACAGCATCATATTGAGCTTTAAGAAGCTTCCTATACCCAGCTTCATTCTTCGCAAGCAGAATTATATGTTTGTTCTTTTCTGCATCTTTACTTTTGATTGTCATGTCATTGACAAAATATGCTTCAACACCCAAGATTGGTTTAATCCCGACTCGTTTTGCAGCATCATAGAACTCAAACGCACCACTCATGTTGCCATGATTTGTTTGAGCATATGCTTTCATTCCAAGTAATTTTGCTTTCTCTAAATACTTAATTGGTCGATACATTCCATCAAGAACTGAGAATGTATCGTGATTGTGAAGGCTGACGTAATTCGACATCAATAACCCCTCTTTTGCCTGTCATAATTCTCCCTATTCTTGGCAATATAATATGAGTAGAATTCCTCTTTTGTTATTTTTACAAACTTGCACAACGATATAAATGAACACAGCATGCTCTCCATAAGCTTCTCCACACGTTTTGCATTAAAATCATAATTCTCATAAGTCTTCCAATATTTATAAGGTAATTCATCAAGAACATGACCCCATTCTGTTACTATACAATTAAGTGTTAATCTATAATCTGATGGTTCGCCAACAGATGTCCAATAAAAATCAAGATCCTCATCAAATTTCCTTATACCAAGGTACAAAAACATATTCATAAAGAAATGCCAAGCATCTATCGCTTCAAATTTCAACTCAATACAATCTTCTTCTGATTTTATTCCATTATTAATTCTTTCCTGTAGTTCCCATATCTCGGCTACATAACAATTGAAATGATAGAGAGCCTCTTTGATACGGTCTTTATTGGTGTGGTCTGGAGTAATTGAACCTCTTTTTTTTGCATAAAACTTCTGGAGCTCGTATTGCATATTCATCATTATGTTCAATGCATCTTTATCGTACTGCACCCTTGCAGCCTCAACAACTAATTGAACACATTTATTCTCTGGATTCAATCCACTCATAATACTTCCTCCTTGAATGTTTTGTTGTAATGCTTTTGTATTTCACCGAGTTTCTCTTGTGCGAAAATACTTGATTTACATCTCTTTATGACTTTGTATGCTTCCGACAAATCTCTGTCTTCTGTTGATTTATTGTTGTATTTGTCTGCTGTTGCTTACCATGTAATATATTAAACAAAAGTTTATTAACAAATTTCTTTATGTTATCAAATATTCTTACAAACCAAAAAGTAAAATCAAACATATCGACAATTTTAAATTTTTGCTTATCACAAAGTACAACTTTATGTTTTTGTGTAGTAAGACTTGGTTCAATATCAACCTCAAAATATATATCACTAACTGGAGGTTTATTTGTTTTGATTTTATATTTTTGCATTTTCATACTACCCATATATACTTTCTAATTAATTATTACTATTTTTAAACAAACACAAATTAATTAAGTTGTTGTTTCATTTTTGTTTAGATTTAACATCCACTAAAACTCCAAGCTCATTTTGTAATTGCATCAACGATATTTTACGACTACATTTATTGTCTATTTCTTCCAATGCAAGCATAAATGTATCTATCTCTTTTATATAACCCTTTATACGAATCTCTTTCTTCTCCGATTCTATTTTGTAAGCTTCAATACCATCATCTCTAAGCTTTTTTCTGGCATTCGCTTCCATATTCGCCTTTAATGTTTTCTCCCCGTCAACTTTTGTTTTTGCAGCGTCATTGAGATATGTATCATATTTCTCCCCATATGCAAGCTTTACATCATAATCATAGAGTTTACATATAGTTTCTTGTCTCAAAGCTTTCTTCTTCAGAATCGCAAGTTTAGTTTGAATAACTTGAATCTCATCCATTATTTCATGCAATTTGTTAAGTGATGTTTCCTCTGGATTAAATGGTTTGCTTTTAATACTATCTTGCAATTCGTCTATTTCTTTGCGAATCTCCGAAATAAAATCGTTTTTCTTAAACTCAGCTCTAATTTCTTGTAATGTTTTCTTTTTGCTCATAGTGCTCCTAATTGGTTGCCGAGGCTGGACTCGAGCCAGCACAATGTCAAGTCCAAAGCCTGATGCCTTACCAGTTTGGCGACCCGGCAATATGTGTTATAATTTGAGACGACATTGCTTAGGAAGCTCATATTGTATTACATTCTCTCTTTTAGTATAATCTTTTAATTTTGCCCCGTAAATCATATAATTAACTCTGCCTGTCATCAACATCATCAAAGCAGTAGATATTCCACCAATTACAGGGCTACCACTTAAAAGTAAAAAATCATCCTTTGTTATACCAGTCTCTCGGAATTGTCTTTCGATATCATATCTTAGCCTATCGGTTCCGAAGATATCTACATTACCTTCGGTAAGCTTTATCAGCTGGTACCCTTCTTTTTCAAGTTGCATAAGACTCTCGTTCATATGTGGTCCCCAGTTGGTAATGTATACTTTTAGCATATAGATACTCCTTTCGTTACTGTTCATAATCTCTAAAAATACTTAAAAAAAACTATTTCTTCTTATCGTACTCTGCGTAAACATTTTTTGTATTTAACACAATCGCATCGAGATACTTCCCTTTATACTGTGGTGGAATAAATTCTAGCGCAAGATTAATACTATCTCCTGTCAACCTTGTTTGAATCTCAAATTTCTCTTCACTGTGTTTTTGTCATTTTTCCTTATTTTTGATGCTATTTCCTCAAATTGTTCGAGAGTAATGACATCGATGTAACTCAAAAATTCATTACCACTTCGTATACCATTAAAGTAGTTCTTTTTTGTGTATATTCTGCCATCGTTCATAAGAGCTATATCACCAATCCTTATATAGGTCTTTTTTATTTTGCCATATTTCTTTGCAACCGTCTGAAATTCTTTTAATTTGGACTTGTCAATTGGTTTACGTTTTTCTTTTCTATCTTGTTTAATTTGAAAATTAAGAATGCGACTGATAACTGTCTCTGATATACCAAACATTTCCGACAACTGCTTTCCATTCCACCCTTCTTTGTGAAATGATATAATGTCAGCAATGCGTTTGTCATGCTTGACCATTTCTTCAACGCGCTTTTCAATTTCGATTTCAACATCGACGTTCTGTAATTTCATATCCAGTTCGCTGATGAGGTCTTCAATCCTGATGTCATCTTCAGTATTGACAACATCATCAAAACTAAGAACGTTTGCATTTGGATTTTTAAGTTCATTGAGTTTGGCATACTTCACTCCACGGGATATGAACGACTGGTTGATTGAATCGAGTTTACCTTTGGCATTCCTCTCGATAAAATAAAGAAATGCATCCTGCACTGCATCTTGAAGTCCATGTGACTCAATGTACCTCTTGTTCTTTGTGACATACTGCTCGTAAGCTTTCTCTAAGATTGCTGTTTCCATGTTTACTACCTCCTGAGTTATAGTTTAACTTCTTTTTTTTCAACAACCTACTTCCTGATTTCTGGTTTCATTCAGCATCGCTGAATGTGTTGCACTTACACCCTCCTTTCGTGTGTTATAAAAAACCGAAAGCGACTGTACTCCTGAGAGTACAATCGCCTTCATTCCATTATAGTAGTTGTAAAAGTCAGTATACTTGCTGACACCCAATAGATGGCTCTTACATAATCCTTACAAAAAATATACCCTATACAGGCTACTAAATCCAAAATACTTAAAAGATATGGGAAAAAATTTTTCATACACTCAACAACCTTGCTTTGGCTATTTCTACGTAACCTTTGTTCATTTCACACCCTATAAACTTTCTTTCTAACAAAACGGATGCCACTCCCGTAGTCCCACTACCCATAAAGGGGTCTAATATTATATCCCCCTTACGACTAAACATTGTAATAAGATAAGCCATCAGTTTTATTGGTTTTACGGTAGGGTGATTATTACCAACGGGTCTATCTATATTTTTAAATTCGCCAGCATTGTTAGTTCTGCAAACCTGTCTATTATTTAATGCTTCACATCCTTTATTCTTTTCGCTCTTGCTTGCCTTGGGGAATATAGCAAATTGTGTTTCATACCATCTATCTAAATCAAAATATCTGCTATAACTTCCTTCATCTCCTCTTGGTTCATTTCCTTTTGTTGCACCTTGTTGCCTCTTATAAACCTTACCATCATTTAAACTATCATCACTCACTAACAAATTAGCAGGGAAACGACCTTGCGGATTACTTTCTACTGATTTATTATCTTCTATTGTGGCAAAATTATCCCCTTCTTTACACTTACCTTTTTCACTTTGAAAAGGTATTCTGCAATTATCTAACCAACTTATACCTTTACCATTCTTTAATGCTTGGTCAACATAAGTTTTTTCTTCTAGGGGTTTCATAGCCACTATTATCATTTCAACAGCAGGCTTCGGTTGAAATCCACCATAAGCACCCCCAAATTCACTATTACCTTTGGTTATAAAATCAGTTTTGCCTACTGTTCCACTTTCATAAATGGTATTTGATTTGTCACAATTTTCTATACTATTAGGGTTTCTGCCTATTACTTGCCTTTCAACCCTTCTACGTTTATCTATCATCTTTCCTATATTAATCGCTTTTGGAAACCCTGTAGCAAAACTCCAAACAATAGGGGTGAAATCTACTTTAAACCCTGCTTCCTCTATTCGTTGGCACATACGCCAATATACATCTGTCCTGGGTGCAGACATAGTACACATAAACGCACCTGGTTTTAACACTCTGAAGCATTCTTTAAATACTTCTTTATCAGGTAGACTTTTATCCCAGTTATGACCCTGATACCCATAAGGTGGGTCTGTTATAACTGCATCAACACTATTATCTTCCATCTGTTTTAACTTGTCTAAACAATTACCTAGGTAAATATCGGTATATTTTCTTTTACTTTTTCTATATAGTTTCATTGAAAAAATCCTCCTCTCGGCATACTATATACCTTTCATTATTCTTAATTATCCTTAAAGTATTCAAACAGAGCTTGTCTAACTTTTTATTTTCGTCTGTCTCCTTTGGAAGATTTAGGAAGTATATTCCGTTTGGATTCAATTTCTTTTTTGCATCCTTCAGAGTAAGCTGTTTGAGCTCTCCAGATTTTAGTATGCCGCTCCTTAGTAATATTGCTGCTTCCAGCTTTTGGAACCACAGTTCTTTCAAGTCCATGCACCTCCTTCATTCCATATATAAGAGGGGGAATCTTTGAATCCATTGCTTTCATCTTCCTACCTCCTGAATTCTGATTTCTTTTTTATCTTACAATATAATTATACACTATAAGGCAACGTTTGTAAACTGATATTTTTAAGTTTCGTATATTTTTTTGTAATCATTACAATCTAATGTTATATGCTGTTTTGTTTATTCTAATGCTGGTATTTTCGGTGTTGCTTTTTCGTTGTTCTTATTGACAAATTTATAGTCATCAACGAGGTCAATATTATGAGTGGCATCTTTCAGTAAATATGTAAAGTCTTTGATGTTGTGGTCTACAGTGACATATTCGCCATCAGCATCCAAGCGGCAATGACAATACTCATGAAGTATAGTCCACTTCTGTTCATCATTATCCAAGCGGTCAAAGTTATCACTAACTATGACCATAAAATATTTTTTCTCTGTCAGTAATGCATACTCGCCCTTAATTGGTTTAATGTAAGCTATTTTTGTTTTACTTCTTGCATTAGAACGAAGTACTATTATCCTTTCCGGTTCTACATTGATACGACCTTCAAGTGCGTTTTGTTCGAACATTTGTTTTAACAATGGTTGAAATTCCTCGTCCGCTAGTTGAAATTTGTTCATATCTATCCTCCAGTTTTGGTAAATATCTCTTCAAACGTCTTTCGTCAAAATAAAACTTTTTATACAATTTTTGATTGCGATAAATGTGTACCCTTGTATCAAACCAAATTCTTATAATACAATTCTTTCCTAAAAAACTTACATATCGCTCGTGGACCCTATCTGGTCGGATACAATTACTTCGTAAAAACCTTTCCAGATATTCCACAAACATCTTCGATTTTCTCCTTCACTTCTTTTACAAGAATATCAAACTTATCATTGTAGACGAGCAACTTATGTTGAATCATTGATTGATTATGCAAACGAAGAAATATAGAACGCTCCTTTGCCAAATCTTGTTTTTCATCTTTGCCATCACGCTTTTTTATTCTTGATTGGGCAACAGCTTCGTGTACATCTATTGTTATGAGAATAACATTAGATACATCATTGCCGAAGATTTTCTTTTCAAAGTCCGCTATATCAGTTTTAGTATTTCTTAATGTAAGGTCATAGACAGCTTCAGAAAGATGAAATCTATCAACAATAATGTTGTCATTCTTGTGTTGTTGGTAATAATCAACAAAGAATTTTTTACGAGAAGTTTGACTCTTTGCGTCGACCTTTGCCCATTGTTCTCTAATGTCAGCTCGCTTGTAGTTTGGGTAAAAACTAGTCAGTGCATCGATAAGTCCACTCTTCCCAGAGCCGTCTATGCCTTCGATAATAATGAACATGAATTACCCTTTGTAGCCTATGACCTTGAAGAGGTCCTGAACTGGGTATTTCACATAGTCATCGAACTTCTTCATAGGCTCGATGTCCTTGATTTTCTTATCAGCGAGTACCATGCAGTCATAAGCATAAAGCCTGCACTTGATGTCATCTATCTTGAAGACGACATAGTTCTTATTGACTTTGGTACCACCAACTTTTTCAAGATGAGCTTTGACAGCTTTGTAGAGAGCTTCGGTTTCCTTGCGGTCGATTTTACCTTTGCGGGTTCCTTTGCCTTCAGCTTTCTCTTTCTTTTCTTCCTTCTTTTCTTCTTTATCTTTCTTCTCTTCTTTCGGTTCCTTTTTCTCTTCCTTTTCTTCCTTGGCTTCGGCTTTCTTTTCTTCTTTCTTTTCCTCTTTAACTTTGTCAGCCACACTTTCTGCACCACTAAAATCGTATTCCTTCTGATTCTCCGCTTCAATAAGCCTCATATCAAGTGGAACAGTGACCAAACTAAATTTTGGATGAGTTATTCCAAAAATTTCAAGTTTGTCACCTTTTTTTTCAATTTTTGTGATTTTTACTACTGTACCCCTTCCAACTGTTTTATAAACCTTCCCCAATTCAACATCTTTACCAACAACACCTTTCTCTTCTGACATATCAAAAACCTCCTTTATGGATATAATTTTATTCCTATAGTTATTAAAAATCGTTTCGTTGCCGTATTTTCTGTTTATGTCATCCACAAAACCATTTCTGCTCAAAAATGAAGGATGCCAAATAAAAAAATACTTGTACTTATCATTGGCATCGAATTGGTCCTTAAAGTAAGCTACAAAAGCTTTGGCTTGTTCTCCCATACATATTATATACTTCAAATTCCTCATTCTTTTAATTTCATTCAACAAAAACTTGTTTACACATATTTCTGTAACTTTTAAATTTGGCACTTCATTTGTAGCACATTTAACAACATTTGTTAAATAAAAATCTTTTTCAGTCAATCCAAGTAGCTCTATCATCCAATGAAAAACAACTTCACTTTTAACCTTATCTTCTTTCTTTTTGTAAAATCCAAAAGGTACTATGTCTTCATTAGGTGTCTCTGGTTTTTGTTGTCCTGGTGTCTGTGCAATGAACAATATTTCCGAATCTATATTCCCTATATTACCACCGCGTTTATCTGACAAACAATTTTTATCACACTCAAATATTTTTTGATTCCAATCATTGACCATCTTTTGCATTTTTAACCATCTTCCTCATACTAATTCCAGCTTCTTTCAATAACATCATTCCAAGTTCATCAGTATATTCCTCTTCATACACTACTTCTTTGATGCCAGCATTAATTATTATTTTAGCACAAAAAGAACAAGGACTGTATATAGTATATATTGTAGCTCCTTCTGTTGGTATTCCATGAAAAGCTGCCTGAGCAATTGCGTTTGCTTCAGCATGAGCTGCCATACAATATTCAAGCTTAGTCCCACTTTGAACATCCTCTCTCATGCAAACTCCCTTATCCAAACAACTTTTCACTCCCCTTGGAGCACCATTGTAGCCAGTAGATACGATATGTTTATTCACAACAAGAACAGCACCAACTTGTCTACGAAGACAAGAGCTACGTTTGGCCACAGTATAAGCTATGTCCATATACATCCTATCAGATTCAATTCGTCTTCTTGACATTTAGCAACTCCATTATTGTGTCGTTTAATATCTTAGCCCCTTCTTCCATTGTCTCCACATTATAAACTAAACTTCCATCTTCTTTAACAATTGCTTTAATCTTTTTTATAAGGTCTTTTACTGTATTTGTATAAGATGACATATTAACTATGTATTTGTAGTTCTTTTTCACAAAACCATTAACTCTAAACGTGTCTGATAATATAAGCTTAAGATTACACCATGCCATTTCTCTACAGGCTATTCCGCCGTGTGGCTCTTCGTTTTTGTCAAACAATTGAACTCCAACATTTGATGTGCAAAGAAGCTCAATGTATTTTTCTCTTACATCTGGATATTTGAATAAATATATTGACTGACCGTGTTCAAGCACCAACTCTGTGAAATCTGTGTGGTCATTTTCTTTGATAATGCTAATATTTTGTTTCTGAAGTCTTTCAATCAAAATCTGCTTCCCTTTTTCTTTTGTTGGATTTGTGAAGATAAATTGAAACTCTCTTGTATCAAACTGTCCCGTGGTAATAGCACCCAACATATCATGCCAGTGGTTATAATTTGTAGTTCCTATTCGTCCTGGAAATACTATTTTCCAAGGCACATTAAACCTCTCTACTGTAAACCTCTTCTTCCATTCATTTATTTCTTTTGCATATGCTCCTTGCTTTATAACTCGAATCTTTTTCTTAAGAATGTTTATGATTTTACTATTGAATTCATTCGCAGCATATCGAATAAACAAATCCTTGTTGGCCTGAGTGATTTCAAATGCAACATCTGATGATATTACTCCATCCACCTGACGAATGCGATAATTGATATTCTCAGGTAAACCATGTCCTTGAAAATCATTCTTCTGTATGATTGGAGTATTTGGTGCAAGAATTCTTATATTTCTGGTTAACGTAGGATTATTATTTATAATAATATCTGGTTTATGTTCTTTGATTATTGCTTCAACCTTTTGAGCATTAAAATCATATCTCCCAATTTTTGAGTCCAAATACATATCAATTGGAATCATCGTAACATTTGATGGCATTTCCTTATTGAATTCGCTTTTGCTCGGAATAAGGAATACCCATTCAAAAGTATTGTGCATTTCATTGATGCACTTAATGAATGTTAACATGATATTAAATGTAGCTTCAGTATTCAGTACTGCCTTACCATTTGCAACAGAGCTGATTTGTGGATAATATAATATCTTCATTTGCTTACCATCCTTGTAATTTTGTCCGCAAAATATCTCATTTTGCCTTCGTAATAAGACATCGCATTATGGTTGTTATCAACATCAAGTTCTTGCTGTTCACCATACACAAACTGTTCATATTCTGTAAGATGTTCTGGTCCTATTTTCTTCAATAAATCTGGAGTAAATTTATTTTCCCTTGTATTACCTATATTTTCAAGATGATACCAAAGCTCTCCAAAAGTGTAGTTTGGTATCATTCCAAGATAAATTTTCAAGACCTTAAGCACAAAATCCGTGGACGATGTTCGACCGGTTATTTTGAAATGATTGATTCCTATATCTTCATAATATCCAAGCCATTCTGGAAGGATAAATCTTGTTTTGAGCCATTCAGCAAAATCCGTTGCTCTTGCATGTATACAGTCTCTCATTGGATAATTTGAGAACAATTTACTTTCTTCAACTGTCTTTACATTTTGATGGTTCATATAACATGACATTCTGTTAGGACAATGGAATAAACAAAATTCATTTACCATTACTTCAACATCAATATATTGACCAAATGTCTTGCTGAAATCTCTTAAGAAATTCATATCCCTATTCTTCTGAAGGTTCATGCATACCTTTTTAATTTTTGGATAACGCCTTAGAAGAAGTTCCATTTGGTATATTGAGCTGATGTGATAGATTGTTGAAAGCTCTATGTCTATATCAAGGTCAGATTGCTGAAGGACTTCTAATAAAAGTGTTGATGTGACTGTAATTCGTTTTATTTCATACTTTCGCAGGAACTCAACAAATCCAGCAGCATCAAACTTTGTCTTATCTACGTTTGGGCCATTCATTGTGAGATTGAACATTATGCCGTTGTCTTCAAGTTTCTTTTTGATTCTCATCGTCTCTTCAATTGACTTATCAGGAAGGCGGTACAAAGGTCTTGCTGTATATTGAGGAAATGTTGATGTTGTACTACCATACATCTCTTTTATTTTGAAATTTTTCTGCCCAGCGAGAGTATTTATTTGTTCAACAGCCCCACTATTATTGAGCTCTATTATCTCATCAACAAGTTTTTCATCAAAGTTATTCCCAACCATAAAGTTTCTCATTGAATAATCTCCTTAAGAAGTGTTTTATACAACTTCAATATTAACACATTATTTTCTGGTTGTAAATCAATTGTTTGCATTACTTTAGCAAATTTTATTCTCATGTTTTTATCGTTCTTCACTATGTTGAACAAACGTTTTAATTCTTTATTTAATTTAAGATAAATTTCAAGATTTAATTTCTGCTTTTTCTTCGCAACAAGCATTTTTGCAGCGAATGTATTGTACAAAAACATTACTGCATCTTCAAATCCCTTACCTTCAATCGCTCTAACTATTTCTATTGTATCATAGCCTTTGTGACATTTACCAAAACATTTTGCTATATTTATCTCATCATAAATGTACATCGATGGTGTTCTATCTTCATGATGTGGATTAATGCAACGAATCATGTTGCTTTCTGGTATCTTCACATCATAATAAGCAAGAACATCCCTTATTGGAATTGATTTTACATAGTCAATCTGTCGCTGGCTTATTTTCATTTGGCTCTTCCAAGTATTTCATCAAAGATTTAAAACATTTGTACTTCTCAATTAAAGCCTTTGGGTCATCTCTGGTTTCTATTCTTTTGTAGAATTCTTTTGGTACAAGACGAAGTCTTATAAGATTCATATTATCATAAATCAATTTTTTGTTTGCCATGACTTTTGCTTTATCCTTTGGAGTCATTATTCCTTTTTTGTCTTCGATGAGAGCTTTATAAAATCTTTCAGCAACATCTTCAAATTCAATGTCACTTAATATCAATGCATAGTCTGGAAAATATGCTGCTACAAGCTCTGACCGTTTCTTGAGTCCTTTGATTCCAATGATATTATCACTTGCATCACCTTCAAGAGCCCATAATCCAAGAAGATGATGAGATAAAAGATTTGGTCCATATTCATCTTTAAATGTTTCAACATTTACTTCAATATCTCTTGCCGGATTATATACAGATATATTTTCGTTGATAATTTGGTGTATATCTCCGTCGCCAGAAATTATTTTTGTAGTTTTCCCAATGCGGTTCCTTTTGTAAGCAATGGTAGCACAAAGGTCATCAGATTCGTACTCCTCAACCATATACTGTTTAAAAAAATGAGAAAGGAATGATTGTGTATCGTTGAGTTGTTCGTAAAATGTGTCAGGCATTCTTTTTCTATCACCTTTATAAAGCACATTAATATTCTTTCGAATGGTCGATTTTCCCTCCCAAACAATTCGAACATCCTTATCTTGTTTCTTGTATGAAAACACACCACGTATCATCCCCATAAATCCAGCAACATTCGGTCCTACAACTCGTTGTATCTTCCAGTAATGACGATAAAAATCCGACATTCCATCAACGACTATCATTTCTTATCTCCATGATACGAAAGCAAAGGTTCCTCTCCTATTTTAAGAAGATATGGTACCCAATCACGACTGACTTCGTTGTATGTATATGGGCATGTAATGATTTCTTTTCCGCTTGAAGTTTTAAACTTTATTTTACCCTTACATATAGCACAAGATTCTTGTCCGTCATCATTGCATTTTTCATTAGTCTTGGTTTCGACTAAAATACAATGTTCTCCAGTGTGAGGATAAATGTATGTCTTTCCTATTTCGTAATATGGTTTTTTGTTCATATAGCTCCAAGAAAGTTTAAAAGGAATGTTTATATTTATCAACCTCTCCATACTAGAATACTCTACCTTTGGGTATAGCAAGTTCATACATCTTGTGAATTGCCATATTAGTCACCCACTGCGCATGCATTACACGATTTCCAACTCCTCTTTCCTTTTTATCAGGTTTTTCTATCTTTCTTGTCCAAAGGCTTGTTATACCATTGTAAAGACCATAAAGTGTTGGTGAATAGTTAATATCCTTTTTCCACTCGTTTATAATATTCTTTATCGTACGTTTGCCAAATTCAAGCTTTTCAAGAACGTTTACTGCATCTTCATCTTTAGTCAGTCGGTAATCGCCAAGCTTTTTAACAATTTCTGCAAATGACTTTATGTAGTTTTCTCTGACGTTAAGAAAGTTTAAAACAATGTCTTTGTCAAAAAGCTTGTCATTGCCAATGTGAGCTATTGATATCACATCTTTTTCCTTAGCATTATAACCTGCACCATTAAGACAAGTCAGCCTGAAAAAGCCAAATTCCATACGTAAACTGGTAGAACCATCATAACTGTTGAGCAAATATAGTCTAGTCTTATAGTTGTCACCATTAATTTTTGTTATATCTTTTGACCTAAGCTCTAAAATTACTCTTGCTCCACAATCACTCTGATATGATGTCACTATTTCGTACCCTTCACCAATAAGCACCTTAGCTGGATTAGCCATTGCATCACCGTGCTTTATGATACGATAATCCTTAGATACAATACCAAGTGTGGTCTTTGTGTCTTTTCTTACTATTGCAAATCTACCATCTATTACCTCACCTGTTCTTGCTATTGCAATTGGTTCCTTTGCAACATCAAAGTTGAGCTTTTGCAACTCGTTCATTTCGTCTACCATTGTTATCTTCAACCTCCTGAGTTCTAGATTTTAATTGTATTCTACACTCAATAAAAAACGCTGGAAACTTAAATTTTCTGTTTATCAAGCTACATAAACATCAAAATATTCTTTCTAATTAACATATTCCACCTGATATAAACTTTTCTATTAAAATAAAATGACTTAAGTCTCAGTTATTGCTATAGTATATGTTTCGAGAAACTCCTTCATATAAGTAAGTATATTGGCATAATCAGATTCGAACTCCTCGTGTGATAGCACACTTTTTGTGTCAACAGAAATAGTAAGAACAAAAACTGGTCGTTGCACAATTCCATGATTTGCCCCGACTCCGCCAGCAAATTTTATATCAGAAATATTTACCATCTCTTTTCTTACCCCTCCACCTATAATAAAACTAAGTCCCTTTTGGTCAAACTTTTTGCATAAATTCAAAAACTCAACTTTTTGAGACTCTGAAAGCTTATCAACAAAAGCTTTGAATACAATTTGAAACTTAATCATCTTCATCCTCCTTAAGCTTTGATTTAAACTTTTTCTTTTCTTTACCATCATCATCAACAGTTCCTATTGAATCAACCATTGTGTTGGTTGACCACTTCATTAAGAAGCTCATATCAATATCTTTTGGACCTTCTCTGTTTTTTACAATTTTAAGTTTTATCATATCTGAAGCGACCTTACCTTTTTTAATAAACGCAACAAAGTCGCAGTTATGGCTTATCATATCAGAATAACCTATGTTCTCCAAACCAACATCTGCTTGTTCAAGACTTTTTCTATTCGATTGAGCCGCAGTTATAACAATCAAATCTTCTCTCTTGGCAAGATTCTTGAGCTCTTTTGTTATCATACCAAGATCTTCATGTGTTGGTAATCCAAGACCACTTTGAACTAAGTTAGAACTAAGATAATCTATGATAATAAAATCAAGTGGGTATTTCTTCTTAAATTTACGAACTTCATTTATAAAAAAATCTGGTGTTGTCATACCAGTGTGTTCTAAATTATAAAGTGGATATTGATTGTCTTTAATTTGTTGAAGAACAGCTTTATATTTTGCTCTATCAACTCTTGCATATTTCAATGCATCAGCATCAATACCACCTTCTCTTGAGTCAAACATACGTTCAACTTGTTCAAGATACATTTCCAAACTAAAATTTATCCCCCAAAGATATTGTTTCGCAAGGTTGTAGCCCAAGTTAAACATTATTTTACTTTTACCTTCACCACTTCGTCCTACAAAAAGATAGAGTTCCTTCTTGTTAAATCCACCAGTGTGTTTATCAAAAACTCGAAATCCAGACGAAATGCCAGTTTTAAACCCGCCCTTCTTTACAAAACGATAACGATCAGCAACACCTTCATATATGAAACGGCCTTTTGTTTCTGAAGTCGTATCAATATCAGAAATAACTTTGTTTATCTTAGCACTTATCTTGCTCAAATTTATATCTTTGTAATCTACATCTCCAACAATTTCCATAAACTTTTCTTTTGTATATTCATTTTTAAGTTGGTCAATAAGAAAATGATAATTCTCCACTGGGTTTCTTGAGCTAAGCTTCTGAAACAAAATCGAAAAATCCGCATGATAATCATGTTCTTTAACAAACTTTTCGTACTCATCAATGGTTGGAATTTTATCGTACTCTTTATAAAACTTAAGAATAGATACTGCGAACTTCCTTAAACGTTCATCCGAAATAAACTTAATGTATGAATGTTCAATAAAATCCTTTATATACTCCTCTTTAAAAAGATAACAAATTGTTTTTTCCATTATTTCTTGCATTTTAGCACCACGTAATTTTCAGTTTGTTCTACAATTTCAACTTCAACACCTTGCTTTTTAAAAAGAGAAATATATCCATTGTGATTCTTCTTTTCAGCAATAATATGAAATTTATTTTTTGCACAATTTTCTCTCATAAGAGTCAAAGCTATGTCAACTGCTTCTTTAATTTTACCAATACCACGACCTTGTATCTTTATTGTGTGTTGCATTATTATTTAACCACCGTAATATCAGCACTATCAACCTCTATTTGCAAGAAGTCATCGTCCATAACTACTAATTCTGTTTTACCAAGGAAAATTATTGGTTTATTTTTGTCAACACGTTTTTTGATTTCGTAGTTATACTCTGGAGCTGCTTGCTTTTTGAAGATATCTTCAAAAATAACAACATCAGCTTTATTCATCGAAGTAATGTCATCAACTATTCTTGAGTCATTTCTGTAGCCGTTTATCGTAGCAACATGCCTCACAATCTTCCCATCAGCAATAAATTTCTTCGCCAAATAATAAGCCAAAAGCTTGGCATATTTATCCTCTCCAGTTATTACAACAAACTTGTCAATCTCATCAACTTGCTTTTTTAGAGATTTTGAAAGCTTTATGTCAACATTATACCGATCTGGAATCTCTGCAATCAATTCCAATATTGTTGAAAGACTACAATCACATATAGTATCACTTTCCATTTTTAAACCTTGCTCACATTTTTTACAATCTTTGTAAGGTTTAATGTCATGATATTTAATCCGCATATCATCAGTAAAAAACAATTCTATTACTTCAGCCCTCATACATTGCCTCCTTAATCTGTGCCTTAGTGTAATCATAGAAAAAATATTTCTTACTATGTTTTGTTTGCTTCAACAAAACATCAACTGAAGTTCCATATTCAACAGCAAGAAGTTCAAACAATCTAACTTTAGCTATAAAATTATTTTTTGGTTTATATTGCGAAATCAGTTGTTCATAAATTTTTCTATCATATCTTTTATAAAGTTTAATAGTAATATCCTTTTCTGTGTCCTCAAGGTCATTAAATCTTTTTACATTCATCAAATATCTTATCTTTTTACGTTCAATGTTTGAAAGACTAACATCAAGATATTGCCAAACTGATGTTATGTCCTTTAATCCTTTCACAACAAGAAGATAGTTGCTGAGGACCTTATCATCAAAAAGCCAATCAATGTAAATTGGGTCCCCGTTATGATTGCCGAACTGAACAGCCCTTTTTATAAAACCTCGTATATGAGCATCAGAAAGACCAGACATATAAAAGTTATCCATCAACTTTCTAAATTTGTTCTTGTATGTATTTTCGTTATTAATAACATATACAATCCCATATTCTTCGTTGTACAACTTCAAAAATAAATCAAGAAGTACTTGACCATTAAGCCTATCAACCTTCTTCTCCTTTTGAGGCTTTGCCAACAAACAATCGTCAACTTTAATTTTAACTTTTGTATAAACCTCCACTGACCTTATCTTTATTTCATCTCTGTGTTTGTCATAACTCTTAAGACTAAAACCTTTAAACAACTCTTCTTGATTGCCTATACTTATTACCTTGCCGTAAAAATATTTATATCTCGCAATAGATGCTAATATTGTCCAACGATTATAGTCTTTTGACTTACAAACAAGCAATCCATCTGAATCTTCCAAAAAAATAATCATTCTATCTCCTTCAGTATTTCGTCAACACTTTCAACAACTGTGACTTCAAATTCTGGTTCTGATTGATAAGCCTTAATTCTACGTTTTGCATACCTTTGAAAATAATCTATCTTTTTATCCTCTGGATGCTTTTGATTCCATTCCTTAACTTTAGGATTGTAGTCGTAGAAATCAATAACATATGGAGATTCACCATCGTCTTTTGGTCTCAAAACTCTTCCAACTTGTTGCACTGCATCAATTAATGACTTTGCTGCCCTTGCGTTTATCAACACGTTAAGGTTTGGTACATCAACTCCTTCCCCAAATAATGTTGAGATTACTATATTGAATTCGCCTGTATTCATCTTCTTTATTGTCCTTATCTTTTCTTGTGATGAATCTTTTCCCGTTATGACCTTAATATTAAATCCAATATCATCAATGCGTTTAAGATGCTCGAGGATTCTGTTTATGTGATTAAGTCGAATTACGGATATAAGAACAATCTTATTTCGTTTTGCAAATTCATATGCAATTTTTGCAATAATAGCATTCCGTTCATCGCTCTCAGCGAGAATCTTATATTGACTTGGATAAGCTAACTTCACATTCGAATTATGCTTCACTCTCACAAAATAAATATAAGGCTTTGCCAAATACCCCATTCTGATAAGTTCAGAAATCGACTTGTGATAAATCTTTGGACCAATCAGAGCCTCAATCATCATATCAGCCCCATCTTCTCTTTTTGGAGTAGCACTCAATCCAATACGATATAATGTATTATTTGCTTTTTTTGCAATTCTTCCAAGTTCATTAGCTGCAACATGATGTGTTTCATCAAATATAATCACCTTGCAATCTCGTAAAATATGATTCCACTTTCCTGTAAGAAGTGATTGAAATGTCGCAATAGTGATTGTGTTTTCTTTTTTGTAAAATGTGATGTTTCCTCCTATTGTATTAAATTCCGTTTTGCGCAATCCCATACGTTCTATAATTTTATCTTGAAGTTGTCCCAACAATGCTGTTCGATTCACAACTATCAATGTTGGAAGATTGAGGTCAGCAGTCAACTTCACAAACATTTCAGTCTTTCCACTTCCAGTTGGAGATTGTATAATACCTCTTTTCTTTTTCTTGCAAACCTCATTAACTTCAACTTGATAACTCCTTTGTTGTTGACCTTCTAATTTAACATCATCAACTTTAACTTCATGATGTGCATAACGTTTTATAATTTTATATTTAAGACCTTGTTTATTAAAAAATATTGTCATTCGTTTAACAAGCCCACTGTATGTTTCCATAATACCATCTTCATTCACCCAAAGCAATCTTTGCCTTCCATCCCAAAGTTTATTTTGGTACGCCTTAGAAAAGAAATAACCCTGCTTGCGATACGACAGCTGGTCGCTGAGCATCTCCGCGTAATGTTCATCTTTAAGACCATAAATTTTCGTATAAACTGGTTCCACATACAATTTTATCATATAAATCACCTAAAAAATAAATGATGATGATGATGATGAAAAATAAATGATGATGATGATGAAAAATTTCTATTTGTAGGATAGGAGAAGTTGCGTACGCACGCAATATCCTTATCATCATATTTTTCAACTTTATTTCTTTTTTTTCTTATCATCATATTTTCCAACTTCAATTTCTTTCTCAATATCTTAATATTATATCCCAGTACTGGTAATCGATATCGGGCGTGTGGCCTGCGTAGGGGATGTTTGTACGAAAATAATGTATACATCGTTTATTACACTCTAAGATGACCATAGAGTGGTCAAAAAACCGTTCTCTTTGGGCCAAGGTTGATATATTTATTTGGTCCTTATAATATCATAATAAACAGACCTACCAAACGCCTGTTCCAAATTCTCTTCAAAAAGAGATGTATTCTCGTTTTTTGGTAAGTAAAGCATAAACATTACCTTAGGAGATTTGTAGAACTGAATACGAAACTTTTTGAAGTTATTGAAACAAATTTCCTTTATTCTATCCTGAACCGAAGTTTCTACAAGAATAGTCTCCTTATTAATTTTAGCATATTTCCTTCCATTCTTGTAATACGTTCTAAAAATAAATGCCATACCTCACCTCACCTATATTATAGAATTCATTACCTCCTGAAAATACTTCTCTAATGCATATCCAGGATTGTAAATTAATTTTAATTTTTCGATATTTTCCTTTTCCTTGGCAGTTAATGGAGCTTGCGGAGCCTTGTATTTATAATCTTTTCTACACTCTTCAATCTTCTCCTTTTTTTTGTATGATTTACACTGATGAGCTCTTCCTTTCGTTTTAATTCCACAATCTACACACCATCCCATTTTATTCCCTCCTATCGTTTTAAAAAATCTAATATGTTTATCTCACAATTATCTTTATAAGAAAAAACCTTTCCAATAATAGCATCAGCATAACCCATATCCATTGCTTGTTTACGTTTTGTGAAATCCAATGTATCACAAGGAATCGTTTTTGGAGCACAAGCAACTACATCAGGCCCTCCATACATAGTAAGTAGTTCAATAAATTGTTCCAATATTACTTCTTGACCGTTCATAACAAGAGGAAGTGTTCCAATACCAACATCTCTAAACGCTTCATATTTTTTATTATCCGGTGCTCCTTGAGAGACTCCTAAATCTGATACATCATCTGGATAACAATACATAATCATAACTTTCTCAATCTTTTTATCTGGGAATGTTTTGTTATAATTAGCAAGAACTGCAAATGGATTATTTGCCGCAACTCCACCGTCAACCATCCATTGTGGTGATTTTCTTTGTTGTACGAGAGGTTGTATATTTATTGCGTCAAATGCTATCGGAATCCCAGATGAAGCACATAAAGCATCAAATAATTTTACATCTTTATACTGCGGGTCCCAAGAGTTTATAAACTCTGGTTTTTTTGTATTAAGATTTCCAACACAAACTGCAAAATGTGTTTCTATGTTTGTGACAACATCTCCAACATTCTGATCTCCAAAAACATCTTTGAGTTTATTCTTTAGTGGACTTCTATCAAGTACTGACTTTGCTCCAGTTATAGCCCCACCAATAACACGTGGCCACCCAAGGTCTCCATTATAAACATCAGAGTTTTTATTAATAGATTCCCATACTTCAATGGCAGTCATAAAAGGGTCTGGTAATTTTGGCATTCCTTCAGGTGGAGGTGGTAATACAGCTCCAAATTCCGCAAACAAAGCTGCATTAAGTGAACCAACTGAAGTACCGACTATAAGGTCTGCGTCTTGAACAACACCAGCTTGTGATAGTGCTACCATCCATCCTGCTTGATATGCTCCAGCAGCCCCACCACCACAACAAAATATTGCAAATCTTTTCGTTCCTGCTAAATCCAAAATTGGTATTGTTTGCAAATTCATAATTATATCACCTCACATTTTTTTTAAACTCTTCTTCAGTCATTACCCTTACGTTAAATCCATCTGCATAAAATTCTTGCAGCACTTGTCTTATTTTTTCAGTGTTGTCATCTTTAACATTATCTATTATTTGAATTGCAACCTCAAGAGGTGGAATATTGTCCGCTTGCCTACCATCATCTACAACAAAAAATTTATACTTCATTTAATCACCTTCTTACCATTTGATTTACTTTCTACATTGTGTTCAATTTTTTGTTTAAGAATTTTATCAACTATTTTTCTTGTTCCTTCACTCATTTTTTGAAAATCTTTCTTCAATTTAGCCGAACTTACCGAAATTGGAATTAAAGTTTGCATTGCAATCACCTTTTTACCAGCCATAGCCTGACCTCGATTTAATTAGGTTTTGGCAAATGTTCTCCAATCAATCCTTTCCAGAATAGTTCACCAGAAATGGCTCCATTTGCCACCAATACCATTCCAACGATTGTAAGTAATATTGTTATTGCTAACCATGGATTTTTTATTATAAATGTCCAAACATCAACCCAATTGAATTTTTTCTTTTCCTTTTCCTTATTTCTCGCAGTCAATTTTGCAACAAATCTCTCTTTTTCCTTCAAATCAAGCTGTGCTAAAAGCATTGTAGTGTTCTTTTGTATTTCATCAACACACTCTGCCATATCATCAACTTTGTCTTTAATTGAAACCCATTTAGCATTCATTACTTGAATATCTGCAGAAGTCTTTGTCCCCATATCTATAAGTGCCTTAAGAATATCTTTAAAATGAATAAGAGTCTCCGTAATATTTGCTACATTTTTGTACATTTCTAAATGTATATTTGAAACTTCGAAACTCGAAGATTTCTTTTTTGAGCTTTTCTTTTTAGTCATGTCCCCTCCGAGAATGCGTTATATTTTCTGATATAAAACATAAATTGGAGTATTAATTACAGGAACAAAATTAAAAATAATTGCAGTATGTGGAATATTAAGCCCAAAATCATTTCCACTACCTTCTTTCATCTGTTGTCCATTGTAAAAAACCAAAAATGGCGCAGTATTATCCAAAGTATTTGATAACGTAAAAACAGCACTTACTCCATCGGCGATAAACTCATCTTTAACCCAATCAATGCCACCGACAATAGATGCTATTTTGTCATGAATTGTTGGAGTTAATGATGTATGTTCATAAGGTAATGTCTCAGCATTTATTGCAGTACCATCACCAGTATCAAGTTTTTTAATGTCGCTTATTTGTATTGTGTCGTTCTCAATATTTAAGCTTGTTATTGAGTTAATTCCATGGTCTCTGTTTCTAAGCTTTGCTCTTAATCCAGGCATTTGTTATACCTCCTATGCAACTTTTCTTCTCATAATCATTGTGCCAGTGCAATATATGTGTTTATTTAAAATAGCAGCACCGCTATTATCAGCTAAAATAACACAATATGTAAAACTAGCAGGTGCAAATCTTAACCAATCTTTTACTCTATCAGGTGTTGCAGGACTGTAATCCCCAGATATCCAATTCATGTTGGCACTTATAAGCTCATATTTTGAGCTGTCATAATTAAATATACAATCATATACTCCACCATAAAGCTCACGCATTAAACCTTGAACTGGCCATACTTCAATGTTGTTCATTTTTGTGCTATCAATCATTACATTACTAAAGTTATCATCGGCTGCACCATATGTAGTAAAATTAGCATTAGAACTTTGCACATTATTGCTTGTTTGTTTCATAGTTGGCGTTTGTGGGGTCCAGTAAACAATTCGATCCATGTTTTGATTGGCAACTGTAGGTCTAAACTCTTCAACAACCTCTGTAGGCCCATATTTTGCAAAATTAGTATTAAGAACAACTTGTGATGCTGGAATATGATTTGGCAACAATGCTCCACTTGGTATTTGAGCACCTTCAACAACACTTAATCCGTATATATTAAATGTATATGTACCAGGGGCTTGACATACTATAAAAAAAGCTATTTGAGAAGCACTAAAGCTTTTAACAACTATTTGATGATTATTCGAGTCTGCTGGCATATCGCGAATTACATCATACAATTTTACACCACACCTATAAACATTTGTTGAATTAATTCCCAATGTCCATCTAAATTTTGCAGTAAAAAATGGTATTATACCAACCCAACCATGACCTGCAGCAAGAGGAAAATACAACCAAAAGGCACCTGGATTTGTACAATTTACTGTAACTTGAATCATTGTCCCATCGTATGAAACAGTAGCTGTTGCGGTTCCAGCTCCTCCAGAATACCAAGTATAATAACATTTTGGAATATTTCTTGCTACACCATTTGTATCAAAGTCAATAATACCATCTGGCAACATTAATACATTTCTCCCACTTGTAGCACCAGCTATTGCAAAAGATGTATTTTCTGCTTTATTCAAAACCCCAACTGTTGTAAATCCTGCAAGTTTTGTACCATCTACATTATTTGCTTTATTCGTTTCTCGAAGTTCTGGAATTGATGTATCCCAATATACATACCCTAAAAATATTTCATTATCATCCCCAAAACCATAAAGCAATGGTCCATTATAATCTAAAAATGATACTGGGAATGCTTGGAAAACAGGTGTTGTTGCACCATTTGGGATGCAAACTTTGTAATATCCAGATGTAGGATATGTTATAACATCAAAAGGAATTTCTAAATAGCCAGAATTACTATTAAATTGTGGAAGAGAATTTATAGGATATTTTAGCCCATTAAAAAATAATGGTGGTGTAGTTGCTGCCACTCTTACATATTTTGTTGTTGAAGAAGTAGAATTTAATATAGTCCCATAAGAATCGAACGATGGAAGTCCAGAAGAAAAAAATCCATTTCTTATAACATATTCTTGATTCGTTAATTGTGTCGAATCATATGTTGGAATATCTTTTGGGGCTATTCCATGTGGATTGTTTGAAGAAACCGTTCCAGTACCAACAGAATTAATATGGTCTTTTAATGAATATCTTTTTGGATTCCCAGCTGTACCATCTTGATAAGTAGTAGGTTTGAATGTCACACTTTCAAGTAATGCCCAAACTGCACTATCTTTTACACTTGCCTTTAATCTTATTGGGTCAGTTGGAAATGCAATACTTGGTTCAGTATAATAAGTTTGATTAGTATCAACGTTAACGTGAACAACAAACAACGCTGTTGGGTCAGGATTAACATTAGTATTTGTAATAATAATTTCATACCCTATATTCTTCACTGGATATTGCGTTACTCCATCATAATCAACCCTTGTGTCATTTACTGTTTCACTTCTTATTTCTTTAAATTTAATCCATATCCATCTATCATATGGTGGAACTATCGAAAATGCTCCACCATTACTTAAGTCAATATTTAAGTTTCCAGAACTCTGACTTGGAGTCGGAGCAATCGTCCAAGGAGTGTTGGTATCAACAGTTATTACTTGACCAGTCGTATCTATGGCCATAACAGTATCTGCAACAACACTCATATTAAGATGGTGAATATCTGTACCTTGAGACATTACAAAATCACTTGTTTTGAAATCAAAACCAACAAGGTCATTGTCAGCCGGAACAAATCCTGGAGTGATAAATCCTTTTAGATAGTTTTGAAGATATTGCCTCTGTTGTGAGGCCGCAGTATTTAAGTCTTCAATTATTCCATCTTCTTTATTAAAAAAGCTAAAACCATTAGGTTTCATAATTCCTCCTTAAAATTCTTTTATATATGTGACTAACAACTTAACACCAACTTCAAGTGGATCTGGAAAAAGTGTTGTAAATAAGTTGGCACCATCTTCTTGAATGTCTTCGACTGGAGTTGCAGCTAATCCATCAACAAACACCATAAGACTTCCTGGAACATAATTATCTGGTGTTGCAAATTGAACTTTAATTCCATCCACTTGAGCGGTAAGGTTTTCTCTCTTAAACATATTGTTCAAACGGTTAAAGTTTTGATTAATCTCAGAAGACAAAATTGTTGTATTTGGTGCAAAATCATCTTTCAAATTTGCCATATATTTTCCTCCTTATGGTCCCCAAACACATTCATCCCACTTACCTACATCCCATTTGCAAGGTATTGTAGTAATGATTTCGTCTGGGTTTCCTATAATACCATACGAAATAGCACATGGACCTATGCCATCTGCATTCTCGGCACAAACCCTATAGAGATAATTTCCAGGAGCAAAATCAATCCAAAAGACATCTTTATCTGCATATTTATCGCCAGTAGTTATTATAGCCTGTGGTGTTCCCCAGTTTAAAAGAGCAGGATTACTTGTTTTATAAACATAATATCTAATCACATTAGTATACTGTGGCGGATTTGAAATATCCTGAATTACCTTACTCCATTTAACAATAGCATAATTAGCATTTCTGTTTATAAATAGATTTCTTGGAGCTTGTGGTGCCGCCATCTGTTTTTCCTCTTTTTTTATAAAATACGTAAAAATAACTATCTTATAGGACACCATATACTGGCAGTGCCATACAATATCTCATATTTTACATTAACTGGTATAATATGACGTATAAGTCTCTCTAAGATTTGTTTTGTAGCATCATCGTAAGGCCAAACAGGAATCCATATTCTTATGTTATATATCTTAAATTCCTTACTCATAAGAATTGCTCTTTTTGTATTCGCATCCTCAAGTACATTGTCAGTATAAACTCCAACTGTTAATCCTAATGCTCCAACAGCAGTTCCTCCAACAACTTCTACATAAACGGCTTGAAGTCTTAAATAATTTCCGTTCTGTATTACAAACCCTTTGAACGTCTTTTTTAAATCCGAGATAATAGCCGCAGTACCTACTGTTGATGGAGCAAATGTATGTATCATTTGGCAGTTATTTATCTTCAATTCCAAAGTTAAACCACTAACATCAACTGTAGTTAAATCTGTAGTGCCGTCAACTCTCACAAAGTTCACCATCCAATATCTTGGTAATTGCCAAGCTATGTTTGGTCCAGTAGGTGGAAGTCCAGCTTCTCGTATGTAAAATCCATCGAACTCTCTATATGCATAAATCAGTGGTGCGACTCCTACAAAAGATTTTATCAATTCGACTAATCCAAATTGAGTAATTGCATGATTAACAAAACTTCTAACAGTTCCAAGATAATTAGTTGTGTCTCCAACAAGAGCCCTTCTGTAATCAGCTGTTAACATTGTCCCTTGCTTAAAGTAAAAATACCACCCATACATATCTTCCAAAATTGAGTTTTGTGTAGTATTGTAAAACAAATTACCGAATAATTTAAACAATTCAGTGTAATCATAATTGTATGTTTTAGCTATTATGACATAGAAGGCAAATATGTTTATTGCGTAAAAAATCTGTTCATTAAATACTTTTCCATTAATGACTGTCTTAACAGTAAATTTCCCATATGGAGGCTTCATTTCGGAATAAATGAATGAGTTGCCAGCATTCAAAATTGTTTGTTTAACTTGATACAATACATCATCTACATATACTTCAACGTTTGTTCCTGGTGGAATTACTGATGCTGCTCCAAAATTTTCAACAAATGTCACAGAATCAATATATGGAATTATATTCTTCTCTTTGAAGTAAACCTTACCATCTGGCAAGGTTTGAATCATATCTGTATAAATTATGTTGTTGCCATCAAAAGCAAAGAATCCCATTGTACTCTCCTTATGGATTGATTACTAATGTATTGAGCCTTATGTATTCAACTACGGAAGGCTGCAACACTGATTGCAATCCGAACGCATCAAGATCGAAGACTCCGCCGGCGAAATCAATGAAATCTACACCTTCGATATCTTCAACTAATCCAGTTATATCTGATTGAGCTATTTTATCTCCAAGTAATAATGCATTAACATAATCATTTATTGCAGTTGTCACAAGAGATTTAACGGCGTTAATATCATAACCAGCAACAACATAAAGAATAAATTGAATATTTAACTTTCTTACATTAGCCTTTTTAAATAATATCGTCACATCAACTGGATTAATTGCACCAGTTATCGAACCAACCATAAAATATTCTCCACTTAAAAAGAAGTTGTACACATCATTTACTATCTGAAACTTTTTATAAGCTATAGATGCCGGTACCGTAGTTGCAGTCGGAGAATATATATAACTTCTTGCAAAGTTTGATTGAGCAAGAACTGATGTTGTATCTTTAACAATAATCCAATCTGTTAAAGAAATATTTACCCCGTTTACATACCAAGCTGAAAGGTCACTGTCGTCTATTGGTTGAGAAAGTAAAAGTACACCTTTTTCTCCATTTGGACCAAGAGCATTAAATTGTATTGGAACATCCGCCGCAGTCGCAGATAATGTTTCATCCAAAAGATAAACATCAGCTTTGCCACCAAGCCCATCGTTTCTTGTCATAATTGGGTCATTTGCATCAGCAACGTAAACATCCTTAATCGAAGGGAAATTGTCCAATATAAGATTTCTTATGCCAGATTTTGTCGCCCAATTTGTCCCCATCAATCTCTCTCTTATTCTTGCAATAAATTCGCTGTCGGTTTCTTCGTTCCTTCCATTTGTGATAGCTTCTTTGTTTGTGACAAATTGTATTCCAGGAATTTGAGATATAAGAACATTTATTGTTGAAGATGCCGTGTTTCCAGCTATACCATCAGAAAGAGCAGATATTGGAGCTTTGATTACGTGAAGATTTAACGAAGGGTCATACCAACTTCCAAGTACTGTCATTACAACTGTATCAGTAGTTTGATAATATTTTTCATCAAGTGTTTTTATTTGAGTCCCAGCTGGAATTGTAATATCAAATGTTGGTGGGTCAAATCTTCCAAAGTAAGCATATCCGGTTGCAACAATTGAAGTTCTCCTTGTCAAACCATAGTTTCCACCAAATTGGTCAATAAATCCGGATATGTCATCTTTCACTTGGCTTTCTGTTTTATTCTCCACTTCCGCAACCTGTAAAATAAATTCTTCGTCAGTCAACAAATCTTCTATTCCAGTAAGTGTTTGAAGTCTTGTGCGATATTCAAGCAATATTCTATTTTTGTTGATTATGAAGGCAGTTGGCGTCAAAAATATATCAACTATAGCACTACCTGGGTTAAGCACCAAATCCTTTCTGTTCGCAAGTAGATTGTTTTTCAGCTCTGTAAACACATCAATTATTGACATTATTAACCCTCCACATATTGACGTTTAATTGTTAATAACTCTCCGTTTGTTAACAATATATTTAAAACAATAACAAAGCCATTAATGTTATCATTTACTTTCACACTTTGTATTGTGTCTATATTAATTGCTTCATTGCCATTCATCTGCTTTACGTACGTCAAAGCATAGACAATCTCATTTATTATATTCTCATCGACAGTTTTAGTCTTTCTTCCATTTATATATGTCGCTATCAATGTTCCATAATTCGGGAACAACAAATGACTGCCTTTAGTTATAAGAAGTATTTTGACTATATCTTGCGCTATCTTTTCTGCTCCTTCAATTAACTTCATATCATGATTTTTAATAATAACATCATTGAAAGTTCCAAAAAATAATCCTTCTTCCGACTGTAGCAAATCTAAATCTTTTCCCATTATGAAGCCTCCAATTCTTTCAGAGCAATTATGTATTTGTTGATTAAATCAATCTTTTGATCTGCCAACTTTTGTTGCTGCTCTATAAATATGGTTTTATAACTTAGTATATTAAGTCTATACTGCAACTCTTGAATGCGTGAATAGTATTGATTATATTCAGCTGCGCATATAGACAATATTTGAGAGCTTATCCCCGATGCGTATAACACATTCAAAGTGTTAGGTTCCTCTAAAGTATCAACTTCCTTTTTGATAAAACCTTGAGCTACTTTTGTGTTCTGCAAAGTCTTGTCGAGATTATTTTTGTTCGATGTAATGATTTTCTTCATCTCTTCGAGTGCATTTATAACATCTTGTTTGTTTTGTATTGTAGCAGCTTGCGTCTTCATAACTTCAATAATATTTCTATCTGCCGGAGATTCGTACTGCTCCTTGTCTGAATAATCCCGTAAGTTGATGATTTGGTCTATTTTAAGTGCCATATTATTTCTCCGCCTTTACTTTGAGACTACCTTGTATTGGAGAACCAGTAACTGGACATATTGGAAATGAGCCATTTGGCCCAGATGTCACAACATTACCATATAATTGATTCCCAAAATTTATTTTCTCACCTTTAAGTGTTATAACTCCATCTTTCGTTATTGTCAATTCTACTTTAGGACTTACAACTTTTATACCATCATCATTTATTACTGCCTCAAATACAGTATCTTGCTTTACCTCTCCATTTTCATCGACTGTTATTCTTTCCTTACCACTTCTAAAAATCTTAATATCCTTATCTATATTTACTCTAACACCATCATAAGTTGTTAATGTATATTCTTTGAGTGTTGCTATATACCCATTAAGATTTAGTTCAAATTCATTAAGCATAGTTGAATCAACAAATTTAATAGCACCATTATTGTCAAAATAAATGTACTGTCCATAAATCCCTTGTAGTTGAAGCTCTCCACTCTTAAGAAGATATTCCCCAGCTCGCTTTTGTGGATCAGTATCAATTTGCCATATTTTAACGATCTTAAATATTTTATCATCATAATTGTAGTATAATACTATGTCTTTAACCAACGGCATTGTTTGAAAATGAATATGATTATTCAAGTCAACATCATAGACGGCACCAGTGTATAGGTCCCTTATCTTGATTTTGTTAAGTGCTTCGTTTATTGACCTAATTTCTGCCAAACTGAACATTTATCCACCTATATGATTCCAGAAGATGCATTACCAACTTTAAGTAATTCTTTTGCTATCTGTTGATAATTGTCTCCTAAGACTTCTAAATGATATACATCAGCATAATATATAGTTATTGGTGCACCAGTTGAATCTTTTAAGTTTAACGGAGATATATCGAATTGAATCATTGGATATCTTTTTACAACATCAAAATGCTTTATTAATATTCCTTCAAACCAATCATAAAATGCAGATTTGTATGTAATTGTAGTTTTTACAACATTATCATCAGACAAAGGCATGAACTCTCTATATGGATATAAAAATTGAGCTTTACCTGGATTTGCCCCTCTTGCTGGAATATGAATATCTATAGCCCTTCCTTGTTGATGCGATTCCAAAAGATGTTGACTTGTATTATTTAGTTTTTTGTCAATAGATTCAGCACTTACAGTATTTGCTTTTGAAAGCATTATGTTCAATTGCAACATATCCATTGTCAAAAAAAACTGTGGATGGACTATATATGAACCATTACTATTATAAATAAATCTTGTTTGATTATTTGGAGCACTGCCTGCAGAATATCTGTAGTTTACAAGCGAAGCAACATCTGTGGTTGTTATTCTAACAAAGTCGTTTTCCCAAGAGAAAGATGTATTAATAGCAAATTTTTTAAGAGCTGAATTTGGCATATAAACTAAATTTGGTGTTATTCCACCATCATAATTTCTCAATGCTGCTTCAAAAACAGTCTTCATGTCCGCATCACATTCTACAATTCTATTTAAAAGCAGTTGTTTGACAAATCCTATTAACATTTGGTCATACCCTGTATCCATATTATATATATCCAAGTTTACATTATCATTTTCATATATCTTAAACGGATATCCATGATGATTAATTGTTTTACCGGCGAAAGATTTATACAAATTTTTTGTATATTGTATGTTTTGCTTGAATGCTTCGGTTGCATTTGTAAATGTAGAAAATTTAGGATTACTGTTAACTTCATATATAGTTCCATTATTTACTTTAACATCGAAAAATCTTTGCATTTTCACTTTAAAAGATTTGTATGTTGTTCCATCGCTATCAAGCTGAGCTGAGTCTGCCTCTTTTATTTGTATTTGAGTATTTCTTGTTTTTGCTTTTTGAGCAATTTGTGTATCTTCATATGTTATTTTTATAAAATCAAGAATTGATGGTAATACTTTAAACGCTGGAATCAGTTTTTTATCTTTTATCTTATCATAAAATGCATCTATTTGCTGCTTAGATTTTTTTTTGTATTCAGCAGACGTTAATCTTGAAGTTGCTATATTTTGAAATATTCCATATCTTCTATAAATATTTATAATATCAACAATATTTCCAGCAGACTTATTACTTGCAGCTTTTGGTTCTACCATCTCCATTGTTCTCAAATAAGAGAACGTCAACTTCGTTAAAGGATATTTTCCATATTCAACTGAACGCTCAACATCTATCAAATATCCAAATGACCCAGTTTTTTCACCCAGGGAGTTCACCGCACCTTCAATTGGCTTTTCTATATAGTACATTTCTCCTATTTTAAATCTATCAATATCTTGAGTTTTTACTTGAATCTCTAATTTTCTCGTCATACTATTTTCTATAACATTGTTCATCGCAGCAAGCAGCGTTGCCAATTCAGATGATGTAGCATTTGGATTTGTATATGGTTCTCCGTTTCGAAAACCATATTTGACCAAACCTTTTACATCAATATAAAATGTAGGCTTCCAATCTACTTGTCCTACAAATGGCCATACGAACTGAGCATCAGTTCTCGTTTTTATGTCAGCATTATCAAAAGTAAGTTTTTCAGATAATATCTCGCTTTCTTTAATATAGTGACTATATGCTGGATTCAATACATATATTGGTTCGCCATTTTCATTGTTAGTCAATATTAATGCTGAATCTTTTACATTGTCTTCTGGTAATTGACCATAGTAATTATATAACGGTGGACGAACTACAAATTTACCATCAACATCTACGAAAAAGTTATACATCCCTTGCTTAATCACATCTTCAAAAACCGAGGCAGCAGTTTTAAAAGATGGCCTAAATAATTCAAAATTACTTGTTATCATTTCATTATAAGCTTTATGTTCTCCATGTTCGACTTTTGCCCATTGAAAATCTCCAAAACCAGTATACTCTCCATATTTTTGCATCAGTCTTAAAAACACAAATATTATTGCAAATGAAGCTGGGTTTTTATCTGTTGACTTTGCAAAAGATTCATTGAATGCTTTAGCATCAAAATAATAATTCACAGTGTTTATTTCAACATCCGATTTAGATTCTACAGCAAACATGTAATTCACAAGAATTCTCTTTATAATTTGAAACACATTGAAATTATTATATATATCCGAAAATACATTTTCTTCAAGATCTTTAGTATCTCTTCCAGATACTGCATAGTTTGCAACAGCCCTATCAGCAACTGTATGAGCTATGTTATATAAATATCCTATATCCCCTACTGAAGCATCTCTTGATGGGAATTCCCCATAACTAATTTCAGTAGAAACTGAAACAACAAATCCTATTAAAACTACTTTGCCATCTTCTTTAATTACTACTAAATCATTATCTCTTATCAGAAAATCTGATGTTTGTTTAAATACAATATTCTGAACTTTAAAGACAACGTTCAATTGTTTGTTGATGACATAACCTTCAATTTGTTTTGATATGTCAAACTCCTCAATATAAAATTGATTTTCGTCTTTCGCAAGGTCTATCATATCATCTAAAGCTTTAGTATAATAATCAAGATATAAATCTCTTTTTCTTTGTTGTTCAGTTTTCTGTTGCCCTTGCATTTGAATGACCGTAAAGGCATTTCTCCAAAATGTATAGCTTGAATCGCTGTCCTCATAATCAAAAAAGTTATATTCCAAAATTTTTCTTATGTCTGCATTTTGGCTATTAAGTCTATAGACCTTTGCTTCAATATTCATAATAACCTCGTTTTTAAAGATAAATCATTTAAATATCCAGCAACTCCCTGTTCTACTTTGTCTTGTTGCTCTGGCTTTCCTAAAAATGTGATATCAAACTTTACCAATCCAAGATGTTCATCAGATTCATCACATGTAAAACTTGTTATAATACCTTTGTAGAGACTTTCACCAAGAGGCATATTCTTTATTTCCAAGAAAAATTTATATTTAAATAATGTAAAATTTGTTTCATAAAACTTACTCTTATACAAATTATAAATATTTTTTATTGTATCATCTGAATTAATTGGTGTTGGTATGACAAATGGAGACACATATGAGTCCCCAGATATGGTTATCTCAACTTCTGAAGAATACCACTGCGATGTATCTGCTTTTTTAATGCCAAAAAACTCAGAACCACTTGGCTTCATATCATACTTAATTGTTTTAGCTAAAAATACAGCTCTACCTATCTCTTGCTCATACTCGCCTGTCTCCTCGTTCTTCTCTCTTATAGATAATATTAAATCTCTGTTTTTTAAAAGATAGCTCATTAGTATTTAATCTCCTTAATCATTTTAGTGCCTTTATTGGCATTTTCCAATGATGCATTCTTTAAAAATCTTCCAAGTTCAGCCTCTTTATTAAACCCAGGAAGAATACGAATCAAAGTTGCAAACCCATCAAGAACGACTGACTGTAATTTTGTTATTACATCTAATATTTTTTCCTGAACATCTTTGCCAGCCAAAGCGGCAGCACCTATACCAGCGATTTCTTCAGAAACTTTTCCGGTCGATAACAATGCTTCTTTAAATTCCTCTTCTGTTTTAACACCAGCAATTCTATCTTGAAATCCTTTTGATGTGATTGCCTTCATGAGAGCAACTCCACTTGCTCCCATTTGCCTAATTTCAGGCATTGCAAGAGCCAATTTTTCTGCAATGTTAGGACCACCGATTTGCCCAGCAAGTGTATTGATATAAGCACTTAATGCTTGTATTGGTCCTTTTTTTAATGCTTCTCCATATTGCTCTCCAATATTTGCAGCATTAGTGTTCATAACAGCCATATATTTTATCGTATCAAACCCACTTACAGCCTTTCCAAGTGCATCAAATAATGCCTCAGCTTCTGCTGCATTTTTTGTGACTTCACTAAATGCAATTTCAATAGCACTCATTGCCTTCACAGTCTCCATAATATTTTGCCCTGTCATAAATGCCTTTTCTCCGGCAGCGCTTATAACATTCATCAAAGACTGTGACGAAACTCCACTATCTTTTGCAATTGTGTATATTTGCATTAACATAGCTTGAACTTCATTTGTAAGATTTAATCTAAAATATTTCGCATTCTTTATAATCTGTGGCATAAACTCTGTAGAACCAAATATCGCAGTCCCAATCTTTTGCAATTCAGCAGATGCTTGTATCGTTTTACTTATTAAAAGGTCTTGATCTTGTGAAGTTCCAGTTAAGGCTTTTTCTTGTTCAAGAGTCATTTTTGCAAGCGCAATGGCACCATTATTAACAGCATCTTTAAAAGCGTCCATCAATTGATTAAATGTCATCCCAAAACCAGCTGCTTTTGTCATCTGCATCCCAAATGATTGTGCATATATAGCTTGAGCAGCCCAACTTCTTCCCATAAATCCACCGGCTCTTAATGTCGCGTTGCTAACTTCTTCCATTCTTCTTGTAAGTTTCTGAAATGCCGACATTGCTATCATTAAACCAACTCCAACTAACGTCAGACTTCCGGCAGTCTTTGAAAGAGCAGAATCTGTTTTTACAGAAATTCCAAAAAATTTATGCATCCCTTCTTGAAACTTTGATTGAACATCTAACATTCTAGCAGAAAACATTTTCCACAATCCACCATGTTCAGCAGCCATAATCTTAACTTTTATTTTGTTCTGTTCTAACTCAAATTTATGACTTCGAATTATAGCTTTTTGTAATTCTGATAATTTTATTTTACCACTTTTTTCTAATTTTTCGAGATGTTCCATTTGATTGACAATTATTTGAAGTTCTTTCTGAGACCTCGCTTTTACAAGATTGCCTTCAAGCAATCTACGTTCTATACTTTCATCTGTTGCTGTTTTTATTTTATTAATAGAATCGACAGTAGTTCCATATTTTTCAGCAAGCCTTTCGAGTTCTTCACTATTTGCTTCAATCTCTGGCCCGAGAGTCTCCATTATAGAAATAAGTTTGTAAAAATTATCCTTATTAGAAGACAAAGCTAAATCTAATTGTTGTCCAACTTCGGCTAACTCTTTAGCTGTTTTTGCTGCATCGCCTTCTGCCATTTGCTTTTCCTTACATTATTTTTTTCAACTCACTTACAACTGTTTCATATCCAGGACCTTCGTCTTTACCAAAGGTCATAGTGTTCTTGCCACTGTTTGATAAACTTTCATAGAACTGTCTTTCTTCATCCGCATCTTTTTCCATATTATTTAATATCCAAAGTCTTTGAAACGGAGTAAGTTGTTTATATCTATCTTCAGTAGGTAAACACCTAAATTTTTTGCAGATATACCAACTTTCTCTACTATAAGGATGTTCAATCAGTCCTTTTTTTTTAAATCATCAAATATCTGACTTGAAGAATCCTCATATTTTGTATACAAAGCAAGTATAGTATAGTAAGTTAGCCCTCTCAAAAACTTCTCAACCGCATCTTTATTCTCAATATTTACCTTTACTTCCTCTGTTTTGCCACCTTCTGCAACAAGCATTGAAATGCTTGTGATGGCCCTCGAAAGAACAAGGTATCTCATCTCTTCAGTGTACTTTTGAAAATCTTTGTTTATCTCAGGAATTCTAGATTTTAAAAGATTTTCGAGTACAGAACGCTCTTCACCAGTAAGAGCTTTCATCTTAATAACAACAGAATTACCATCCGGAACTTCTTTATCCCCTTCTTTCTTTTTTCTTTCGATAACATACGTGAATTCTTCCTGCCCGATGATGTTTCTACGAATTTCGTCCAAACTAATCTGTTTTTCTGCCATACCTTGCCTCCTAAGATAAAAATGGTATTTTAAAATCTTTTAAAAATGTATTTTGGTTAGATATAATGTCTTGCATAACAGCTTGAAAATTACCCAAAACTTCCACATATCCAACGTTGCTATTCTGTAAAGTAATGATACTGTTTGGCTTTATTGTAAGCTTTTTTATAACTATCATATCTTCACTTTGTAAATCAAGATTAACATTCTCTTTTGTTATCCAACAATCATAATAAAAAGTGCTTTCTTTAATAGTGCCGTCTGGGTTTTTTACAGTTTCTTGAAGCATAAGTGGAACGAATTGCTTTATTAATCCATTTCCTTCAATCTCAAGAGCTTTAGTGACATCATTCTTGTTAATTGGTTTGTAATACACAACCTTATCCAGTGTTAAATTGTAATCTAATGCAGTTGGTATTGTTTGATATGCTTCATATGAAAAAGGACCAAGTGCCCTTCTTTGCATTACGGTCTTAGCAAAGTCTTTATTTACATTTAATATACCACCGATAAGATTGTCTATTTTTACCGATTGCCCAAATAAGTCAGAGAAATTTTCATATATAGCTCTACTCCCAATTTTACTCAAATTAAATAGTTGAGGATAAATATAGGTTTTAAAGCTATGGCTTTGAATCATCTCTGCTCTTGTTTCAGGGATGGTAATGGTATTTTTAAGATTAGCCATATATCTCTCCAATCAGCTCTTGGTTCTTTAAAAACTAATATTTAAATCTTTGGATTGCTTGGTATAACTCGAGAAGCAGCAGCGTTGATTTCCTTTGTAATGAGTAAGTCATCGGCCTCTGCATCAAAATTAATTGGGTTATTTTGAAACCAAACACCAGCAAAAGTTAATGTTTTCTTCGGAATATCTCCAGGTGCTTTCATAACAAGCTGAATTATCGCTGGTTTGCTTTGATACATTATGTCTGAAGAGTCATAACCAAACTGTGTAAAAAAATCTTTTTTGTACAATACAACAGTATCAAATTTTAATTTATAATCTGCAAGTGATGGGTATGTTTCATCAATTTCCCCATTCTTCTCTAGACCAAAAGTCCTGTAATACTTAATATCACCTCTATCATTAGTATAATCGACTTTACGAACTGCCCCTATTTGTACAAGAGGAACGCTCATAAGATCTTCATTACCAAGTTCTTTGGTACCATCATACAGTGCACCGAATATTGCTACACCTATTTTTAGTCTTGCGAGAGTTTCTGGTAATGTAATTGTGTTCTTTAATTCAGCCATTGTCTTAATCCTCCTTTATTAGGATATTGTTGCTCCAAAGGTCACTAGTATCCAGTCAACATCAAATGTTGGTTTAAATTCAAAGGATACATTTAGCTGCCTTGGGTCATTTGGTTCGAATGCAACTCCTAACTTCTTGAAAGTATTTATCTCTGTGATTCTTACTTTGTCCTCAAGAATCATTCTCACAATTGATTCTGTTCTTGGTATTGTTATATCTTGAGACCTTGTATTTACTATTGAAGCCTGAAGATTCTTTCTTATAGACTTTTTAAGCGAATCTTTCTGTTTAGCAACCTTAAGTTCAGATTTAACTACACTTGTTGTGTCCGTGGACAAGAAGTGAACTATCTTCTGCACTGCTCCATCTTGCTGAACAAGTATACCTCCGTTTTGACCTATAAGCCTCTTTTCATTCATCAAATATGGGTCATCGATGTAATCAAAAGCTGAAACTATTTTGCCTGATATTGGCTCACCGGCATCGTAATCTGGATTTGTAAATACTCCAGCTATATAAGCAGCGAGATATTCAGTGCCGAAGATGTTAGTACCGTTCTTAACATATGGATTTACAACAACTCCAATTCTTTCATCTTGTATTCCAGAAATTAACTGAAGTACATTACTGAAAGTTATATTTGACGCAACTCCAATTAAAGCTGTTCGCTCTTGATTGACAACTGTGGAGTTCATTTTTGCTACATAATTCTTGATGTAGCCGACGAGTGAATCTCCAAAGTCAAGACCTTTGAGAACAACTAAGCAATATCCTTGCTGACCATTTACTAACTGCTCAGTATTTTGTATTGCCTTTCTCCAATTGTTATCATCAACAACGTCATCGATTGTCTGACTAGTGACAAATGCTTGAGCACCACCTTGATTCGCGTAGAAACAAGCCCAAGAGATATCATAGTTTCCGATATCATTGACAACATATTCAGAAGTTGTGTCAGGATTTTCATCCCAGTTTGGATAGAACGTAAGTTCCGTTTCGCTCGCAACAGTCTGCACAACTCTGATTTGTCCTTCGCCAGTCCCATTTGTTATCTTCACATAATAACCTGGTCTAACTCCATTAGTAATAAATGTTGCACTTGAGTCCACCAAATTTGCACCAGTAGAAACCGCCGTCACTGTTCCAGCCGCTATTTCATTCGGAAGTTGAAGTGGTCCATATTCAGCATAAACATCTTCCAATCTTGTGAAGAACTTTTGAACATATTCTGTAGTTTTCTTGTGTCTTTTATATCCAACAGTAAACTTAGTTCCAGCCACTGGTTCTTTTGATTCTATCTTTTGGCCTTTTGTAAACCCAAGCAGTGAAAGAGAAGAACCACCTTCAATCATTACAAGAAGTTTTCCTGTAAGCTTTAATTTCCCAGTACCATCATCAGATGCAACATTATAACTAAGAAGTGGATTCATTATATTATTAATATCAGTTGCAATTTGAGCCGCTGTTCTTCCAATCCCAGCTGTAAGAGAAATAGTTTGTTCTTCTCCATCAATATTTATTTTTATAGTGTTGTTTGTTGCTGTCACATCAAATGGGCCAACCTCTGAACCGACAATGCTTTGCGGCATATTCCAATCTACATAGTAAGAACCACCAGTTTCTGTCAACTTGAAGTCTGTACCATTGATATACACAACTCCAGTTGAGTCAATTACACTCAACAGAGATATTACTATTTCATCGTCTGTAAGTAAATCTTGCCCATTAACTGTTGTTCCTCTTGTAAGAACCTTTAACACATCAAGTTCCTTTCTTCCGAGACCTACAAATAAAGGATAAAAAGCCCCAGGAGAAACCAACGGAGCAGAAACATCCTCAATTTTAAAATAAGCCCCTGGCTGTACGTACAACGGTGCAATGTTCATTTTAAACCTCCTTTAATCTAATTCTGGCAGTTTAATGCCAAAATCTTTATTTTTCTTTTTCTTTTCATCTTTCATTGCTTGTTTTATTTCATCAATTTCTATTCTTTCAACTTTTATTAATTTTTGCTCAACAAGTTGAAGAAGTTCTGTATCATATTCATTTACAATTTCATTATGTCTAAGCTCTCTACCGTGATACTTTACTGTACCATTTATTCTTACCTTAACTTTAAACTTTATCATATACCAGCCTCAATATTCAATTGCATTTGCTGCACATGATATACAAGGTCTCTATCAATGTTGTTCTCAAAATTGGTTGTGACCTTTGTACTAATTGTTGCTTGATAAACATCACTGCCATCTACATCAACTACAGTTTCAGGTTTAATGTTTATTTTATTAAATGTAAGATTGTTTTCGAAGAATTTCTCCTGAAATACATAACGCATGTAAAGAGACACATAAGACATCAACTGTTCTAAATCAACAACACTTTTTGCCATAATATGTATATTTATGTTAAGTGTAAGAATACCACCATAACGATAATAAACTTTTCCATTTTCTTCTACTTCAGAAAGAAACTCATCTCCAAGAAACGAAATGCCAGCATCTCCACCTTCAGATTCAACTATCAATGCTGGAAGTTTATCCACTCGTTTTGGAAAGTTTCTATAAATATGAATTTGAGTTTTTTCACTGTTATCAGAATATCTATATCTTAATGGTGTACTTTCATGACCAAACCCAACTCTTAAAGCATCAACAAAAGCCTTTTTAATGCCGAAAAAATACAAATATGTAAGGCTCCTTAATTCTAAAGGAGTACGACCTGCCTGTACAACTGGCTTAATTGTTTCTACTGGTCCTTGTACCATCATAGCTCCTATTGTTCTCTTTTATTTATTAAATATGAAAAAATAACTATGGTAAATATGGCAAGTATCCAGGTGGCGTTGGAACTACGATTGGGGCTATAGGACTCCCAGGAGTAGTACTTAAAGCCTGAACAACTTGTGTTTGTTGCCACTGCGACCAAGTAAGACTTATGCCTTCCGCTATAGCTTTTATCATCTTTTGTTGCTCTGGTGTAAGTTCTGTTGTTGGAACTGGAACCCCACTGTTATTAAATACATATTTCACCAAACCATTAGCAATAAAAGCTGCTTCTATATTTGCTGCAATTACATTAGCTGTTGGAGCTGGCATATAAATCCTCCTTTTTATTCGGTAATGGACACCATATTGGAATCTCAACTGCCATAACATTATCTTTTGTTATAACTTTCTTAAAAGGTGGTGCTAACATAAACTTTGGATGATGACAGCATAACTCTTTCATTTCTTTTCTTATATATACACAACTTTGACATCCAGTAAGTACTTTAGCAATGTAAAGCCATTTTTTATGTGGAGTAATAGTGCCCTTGGTTTCTATCTCTTGTGACTCCATGTCTACCCTTCTCCTTCCATCTTTTAAAGCCAGGATATTTATTATAATATAAAGTTGGTTTCATTATTCTTGGAGGATTTTGCCAGAAAACTTTATCTCTTTGTGGAGATAAATTTATGCCTGGAGAAAGCTCACTCACAATCTCTTCGTCTGTTTTTCCATCAAGCAATAATTTTCGAATTTGGGTTTTTAGCATCGGCTTCCTTCTTCGCTTTTTTTTCTTTGTCTTTCTTTCTAAAATATAATGCAAGGACTATTAATCCTATGTTAAACAATATAGCTCCAACTTTACCACTGTTAATAAGAAAATCTTGTATTGTCATTCCAACATTTGATGTAGATGCCACAACTGCCCCAACTGTTTCATCAAGCTCATTACCAACAATATTAGATGAAGATTCCAACATTGCAAGCTTTGGTTTGTGCATAGTTCCATAAGTTATCCACCCAAGATTTGCTAATGTGACGAGCACAGTGACAATAATTGTAATAAGATATTTAAAGTTATCTAAATAAACTTTAATAACTTCACCAATCATTTTAGCATTCTTTATCTTCTCTCTCTGAATCTTAATTTTTTCTTTTTCTTTATAAAGTTTTATATCACTTGACATTGCCACCATCTCCTTTCGACTTAACATCTTTTTTATCAACAAACCAACTCTTATTGTCGTAAAATACTAAGAACTTTTTTTGATGTTTTTCTTGAACTTTACATTCTGCTTCTTTTGGCAATACATCCCCGGTTATTCTGCTGACTATATTTTTTTTAATTATTACTTTCATTTATAAAACGCCCTTTTAACCGTGTCACTTGCTATCATTGCCGTAACTGAACTCATTGGCTTTTCTGACTTTTTTTGTGCTATAACAACTCCAATAATAACTCCAACAATTAATCCACAGATGAAATATAACATCACGCCACTCCATTTAATTTTTGTAGTTGCTTTCCAACACGATTTACCCATCCTCTAAAAAAAGTTTCTTGTGTTGAGTCAGCCTCTACTATTTTTACATACCGTTCAAATTGTAGTCCTATTACAACTTTCGCCGTATATAGTGTGTCAGCAGGGGAAAGACTATTAATTATTGACATTGTTTTTGAGCCCATTACCCCATCTACTATCATATCAAGCCAGCTAATAGCATTTCTATTCAAAAGATTCAACGTTCTTTGAACAGCCCTGCATGCAGTCCCAGTACCACAATTCACTCCAAAATCAAATAAAATCTCTGCAAGCATTTGACTATTCATCTGATCGAGCTTCAAAACATCCCAATAATCTTCTTTATAAATCTGCTTTACAAAATCCAAAGTTAAATCTTTCATTTCTCCTTTGTAGCCATGTTCTCTTGCTTTTTTAATTGTGATTCCAAAATTCGTTTCCCCACCTTTGTCAGTAGGATTATTTACATATCCACCTTCTACATTAAGAACTTTAGGAATTGCCAGCTCGAAGTTAGCCATGTTTGTTCTCCTTAATTGTTTTAATACATTTATCCATATCATTATATATTTCATCTTCCCAAAATCTTATAACTTTATACCCAAGCTCTTTTAATTTGTTGTTTCTATATTCATCTTTCTTTTTTTGTTTTGGTAAATTATGCCAATAGTTTCCATCCACTTCAATTATTATGTTGTGCTCTGGCAAACAGAAGTCACAGAACCCTACGTCCTTTACATAATGCTGTTTGATTACCAAATAACATTCTTTGAGTAAGGCTTCGTACATTATAATTTCTGGCTTTGTATCAAATAATTTTGGTTTACCATTTAAAAAGTTTTGAGCTATTTTTTTTGCAAAATCTGGATTTTTAAGTTTTTCTTTCATTGCATTTGAAAGTTTTCTTTTTGTATCTAACGACCTATGTTTTCCAAACCAATATTTTGTAGGTTTTTTTTCTTTAGCTAATCTCATTTTATTTTTAGTATCTTCACTATGCCTTTTACCATAAAATGGATTTTCTTTTCCTATCATTTTTTTTCTAAATGGATAAAATTTTAATTTAGCATCTTCCGACCATTTCCAATGCTTTCCTTTGGAGTTCTTAGTAATTTCAGAAATTTTTGATAATTTTTCTATAGTTTTTAAACTTCTTACATATACTCCACTTGGCATTAGAAGTTGCTCCTTCCTTGAGGGTTATATCTTGAATCTGCTGTCTTGGCCAAAGCCGCGTTTATTGTGTCAACAGAAACAATTCTTCTTATATCCATCAAATGTATCAAATCAAACTTAATGTCCTGTCTTGTCGCAACATCTCTTGGAGCACTAACTTTCACTTCTTTTACCTCATATCGTTCGCCATCAAGTCTTCTTACTATCATATCCCCAACCCTTAAAATTGGATCTGGGACCGTCCATCCATCGTATGTCTGGGATACCTTCAATCCAGCCAAAGTACCTTTAAAATCTTTTGCTGGCATCATATTAAATCTTATGGTCATTTTTATAGGAGGATAATATCCTCCAACAATGCCAGTCCCAAAACAAAGATTACATCTATCACTTCCACGAAAGTCAGCATTAGCATCACTTTTATCTGTACAAGCGCATGGTATGCCAAATGGACTATCACTGCCCCATCTTCTCATATATACATCGCAAGTTGTACCATCATTTTCGAGAACAAATTTTACCTCAGCTGGAATAAGTTCAGTAATAACATACTTCATTGAGCTATTTATGTTATCAGTCTCTGGAAATACAAAACTTGGAGTAATAGGACTTTCAGTCTCTTCCATAAAATTTCTTTTGCTTACATCATAGAATGTTTCACCGCTTTCGTTTATAAAAGTCTCAACCCCACCAACGACCTTCGATACCCAAAAATAAAAGTGCATGTTTTGTGGATATATTGGCAATTTGAATTTCAGTTGATTTGTTGTTATTCGGTCACGATTAACTTTATACCTATATAATGGGAACATACTAAAATAAACATTATAGCTATCAGCATTTGGTTCTGCATCCCATTCGATAGTCACAATATCAAAAGCACCAATATAAACTCCACCCCACATTGGGTCGAAATATTCTTGTTTGTCATCATCTTGTATTGATGTCCTATCAATTTTCTTTATTGCCATTATTTACTCCCATTATCTGCACTGCTTTTGCCATAATGGTCTCCTATGACATTACCTGTACAAAAAGCAGTGAACACTGCTGTGATAGCAAAAACTACACCACCAAATGCTTGTGTTGCTAAATTATCTGGAAGTTTATAAAGACACCATATGCCCATTATTCCAAGGACAAGAATACTGAACAAACATGCAAAGAACTTTTTTGATGAAAGATTTTTTAAAATTATTTCTACAAAACTCATATCTTCCCTCCTACATCACTAAATACATTATTTTATATTTTTCTTCTTTTCTTCTTCGAGCCCTTCTTGAAGCATTTTGATAGCAGTTTTTACTTTATGATTTTTTACAAATGGAGCCAAAAGATTGATTAAACCTCTAAGCATTGGGGCATTAAGAACGTTCTCCACAAACCCAGCTGCCAAACATGTTTTTGCTGTTATAACTCGATGCTTTGAAAATTGTTGAGCTAACTCTTTTTCAGCACCTTCGAGATAAGATACAATAGCTTTGACTTTGTTTTCATCCATAAAATACTCCTATAAAATTAAAAACTCATTCCAAAAGTTGCTCTTACAAATTGCCCTAATTGATTTTGATAACGTGGACTTCCAAGAACTATCATGTTCCTTGACCATAAGTAATTTTTAATGTTAATAACTTGTTCTTTATAAAGCTTCAACATGTTCTCGTAACTTCTATTTAACTTCTCCACTCTATCAAATGCGATTGAAAACCCATTATCAGTGTATGATACATCGTTAAGTGTCCATTTCATTTGCATAAATAAAGCAGTAAATGCATTAACTCCCAAAACTAATGTTTGGTCCATTCCAGCTGGAAAATTTTTTACTGTCCACCCAGTTACTGGTTGTGTCCAATTCATATCATTAATTACAAGGTCAACATATGAAAGAATTCGTCTATTCATTGCTATATCATCAATGTCACCAAAAGCCTCTTTATTCAAAAAAGGCTTTGGCAGAACATTTCTTACAGCCTGAAGAATTCTTATTTCAGTTGCTGTTAGACCTGTTTCTGGAACTGGTTGTTCTGCTGGTATAGGCATTTAAAAGCTCCTTAACTGCCTGAAATGACTTCATCACCTTGAATAACATCAAGTTTAACTTCAGCTGGAAGCTCATTGGTGACAACAACTTCGTTTATTGTACTACCACATATTGTAAATTGTCCATTCACCGGTATAGCATTAACACTTCCATTAATGTTTACTTTAACTGGTGCATAGCTATAAAGAGAAATATATTCAATTGTGTCACTTATTAAGTCAAGAGTTTTTGAAACTGGAGTGTAAGGACCAGGCGAAACTCCTGTTGCAGCATTAATATGAATTACATCTTGTCTGGAGTTGTTATAATTAAGAACTGGCTCTTTCTTCAAATATCCTATTCTGACATTATTCTCGTCAAAAATCTCAACCATCGATGTATTGATTATTTGATTTGCCATAATATCCTCCTTATTTTACAACTTCAGCAGATATTGATACAAAGTGGTTTCCAGCGCTCCCACCTTCAAGCTCAACTTCAAATATTGAACCAATTGGAATTGGAATTTTTGTTGAAAATATCTGCCCACTTGTCGTATCAGACCTATATGCGTATCTACGAATTGCTACCCCATCTATTTTCACAAGAACATCTCCAGCTGCGTACCCACCGACCACAATTTCAGTTAAATAAATGAAGTTCACAAATGTTGTATTTACTACATCATTCCCAACTGCTGTATTAGCAAGCCAAGATTTAAAATAGTATTTGTTGCCATATATCCATCCATCTCTATCAACCATAACTTCCTGGGCAGCTGGTTTTGCAGTTAAAGTAAGTGTAGCACTTACGTAAGCAGGAAATGCATTAATTTCTTTTGCCCAAACATAAAATACTTTTGAGTATGGGTTATTTGGAAAGTTAACGGTGATTGTCACTGTTTTTGCATCAATCAATGAGTTCATTGAAGAAGTGTTTACAGTGTTGCCATCGTTCGTAATAACAGCAAAATTTGAAGTACCACCAACACGTCTTGGAATTGCTATGGTATATTTTGTATTATCTATCGATATAAGCCTCAAATCAAAATCAGCAGCATATACTGCCATAGATGTCGTTAACATTGTAATCATTAATATAAACTTTTTCATTTGTCCTGCCTCCTTTTCTTATATTAAATATGTAATAATAACTATCTCCAAAGCCATTGAAACAATAAATTAAAATTTGTTGGTTGTAGTATTGCATCTGGAGTTGGTATTGAAGTTATTGTTAGCGTCACTGTGGGTGTTGCCGTAGGAGTTATAGTAGAAGTAATAGTTTGAGTTATAGTTTGAGTTATAGTAGAAGTAATAGTTCTAGTTATAGTCGGAGTAGCTGTTCTAGTAATAGTTGGAGTCACTGTTTGAGTAATAGTAGGAGTAGCTGTTCTAGTAATAGTTGGAGTAGCTGTTCTAGTAATAGTTGGAGTCACTGTTTGAGTAATAGTAGGA